CTTATGATACGCGGAAATAATTTTTATGCAGTCTGGGATGAAGAGAATAAAGTTTGGTCTAAGGATGAAAATCGCTGTACATTTTTAATTGACAACGAGATTAGAAATGAGACTGAAAAACTGGAGAGCTCCCTTGGTTCCTATAACATTAGCCCAAAGTATCTTAAGTATACGAGTTCTAAGTCGATGGCTAAGTGGAAGGAATACATTAAGAAACTTAGCGTTGATAACTTTACTCCGCTTGACAGTTCTTTGGTCTTCTCTAACACAGAGAGGAAAAGAGAATTATATTCTTCTCATAGTCTTCCGTACGCTTTAGCTCCTGGTGACTATTCTGCTTACAACGATTTAATTTCGGTATTATATTCTCCTGAAGAAAAGGAGAAGCTTGAGTGGATCATCGGAAGCATTGTTACTGGAGAAAGCAAGAAGCTTCAAAAATTTGTTGTGTTAACTGGCGACGCTGGTACCGGTAAGTCTACGGTAATAAGGATTATAAGAAAATTGTTTGATGGATATTGCAGTACTATTGACGCAAAGGCTCTTGGTAATCCGAATGCGGCGTTTCCGCTTGAGTCATTAAAGAACAATCCTCTTGTTGCATATCAGGATGATGCCGATCTGTCAAAGATTAAGGACAACACAAAACTTAACAGCCTTATATCTCATGAGCCGCTTGAAGTTAATGAGAAGTATGCAAAGAAGTACCAAATGATATTTAGCTGTATGCTCGTGCTTGGGTCGAATGAAGAAGTTAAGATAAGCGATTCAAGAAGCGGAATTCAGAGAAGACTTATTGATGTACGTCCTACAGGTAAAAAGGTTCCGTTCAAGATTTATACAAAATTAATGAAACAAATTGACTTTGAGCTTGGGGCTATTGCGTGGCATTGTAAGGAGGTGTTCGAGAAAGATCCAGAAAAGTTCTTAGACTATAGACCTAGTAAATCTATTAGAGCTACGAACTATACTTATAATTTTCTGGAGGAGAATTACTTCGAGTATAAGAATGGAGTGTCATTAAAGAGACTCTGGTCCGATTATCAAAAGTACTGTAATGATTCAGGTATTCTATATAAACTCAATAGGTTGGAGCTTAAACAAGAAGCGATGGCATATTTTAGCGAGTTTATAACGGACACAGTACTAGACGATGGATCCAGGGTCTATAATTATTTTAAGGGAATTAAACCTGAGAAGTTTGGGCTTAAGCCTAGTGTTGTGGAGGTTAAAGATGGAAGCGGTAATAGTGATAGTCGTAATGATACTGATTCTGTTGAAGATTGGCTCGACTTAAAAGAGCAGCATTCACTACTTGATGATCTTTTTGCAGACTTTCCAGCTCAGTATGCAAAACTAAAAGATGGGAGCGAAGTTCCAATAAAGAGCTGGGACAATGTAAAAACCACACTAAAAGATATTGATACATCTAAAGTTCACTATGTTCTGCCTGATAGTAAGTATATCGAGTTTGACTTAGACCTTAGAAATGAAAAGGGCGAGAAAGACTTTGACTTAAATATTAAGGCTGTTAAGGACTTGGGACTTCCAAAGACGTACGTAGAAACAAGTAAAGGCGGTCAGGGATTACATCTCATTTATATTTATCCTGGAGATGTAAGTAACCTGGCCTTTCTTTATGACGAGAATGTCGAGATTAAAGTGCACTTGGGAAAAGCTTCTATGCGAAGGAAGGTTACGAGATGCAATGATATTCCTGTCGCTACGATTACGTCTGGTCTTCCGTTGAAAGGAGGGAAGAAGATGGTAGACAACGTTACATTCGCAAACGAGAAGCATCTTAGGCGAATGATTATTAAGAATTTAAAGAAAGAGATCCTTCCTCATACAGTTGAATCGATCGGCTTAATTGACAAGGATCTTAGGAGAGCCTACGATCAGGGACTTAAATTTGACGTTACGGATTTAAGGGGAGATATCCTTGACTTTGCTATGAATTCAACTAATTCCGCAAAGAAGTGTATTGATATTGTGTCAAAGATGAAGTTTAAGTCTGATGAACCTACGGAGAACAAGGAAGCAGAAGACGATAGACCAATCGTGTTCTTTGACGTTGAGGTTTATAAGAATCTTTTCATTGTCTGCTGGAAGTATCTTGGCGTTGATGATGTCGTTAAGATGATTAATCCGAAGATCGATGAAGTCGAGAATTTATTTAAGTTCCGGTTAGTTGGGTTTAACAACAGGCGTTACGACAATCATATTCTCTGGGCTTATACGATGGGCTATAAGAACGAGGCGCTCTATGAGCTTTCACAGTCCATCATAAATAATGAACGGATTGGGACTTTCAGCGAAGCGTATAACTTAAGCTATACTGATATTTGGGATTACGCTTCAAATAAGCAGAGTCTTAAGAAGTGGGAGATCCAGCTTGGTATTACACATATGGAGATGGGTATTCCGTGGGACGAGCCTGCTCCTGAGAATATGTGGAATGATATTGCTGAATACTGTGCTAACGATGTAAGAGCAACTGAGGCGGTTTGGAATGCTACTAAGTCCGACTTTAAAGCTAGAGAGATTCTGGCTGACCTCGCTGGCATGACCGTGAACGACACAACAAATAAACTCACTCTGGCGATTGTCTTTGGTAAAGAGAAGCATCCGAAACTTATCTATACGGATCTGTCTACTCTGTTCCCTGGCTATGAGTTTGTCACGGAGTATGTTACTGACGATAAGGGTAAGCAGAAGATAGTTAAGAAGAATATGTACCGTGGTACTGATGTTGGATTTGGTGGTTATGTTTACGCTGAACCCGGTATGTATACGGATGTTGCTCTTCTTGATGTTGCTTCGATGCATCCGACGTCAATCATTATGCTTAATAAACTTGGCGAGTATACTGAGAACTATAAGAATCTTAGGGATGCTCGTATTTATATTAAGCATAGAGATTATGACAAGGTTAGGCATATGTTCGATGGAAAGCTCACAAAGTATCTTACGAGTGATAATGATGCCGATGAGCTTTCGAAGGCGTTAAAGCTTCCTATCAATTCGTTCTACGGTTTATCCAGTGCTGGTTTTGATAACCCGGCAAGAGACTGGAACGATGTGAACAACATCATTGCTCTTAGAGGAGCTCTCTTTATGAGAACACTTCAGGACGAACTTAAGGAACGTGGATATCCTGCTGTTCATTTTAAGACTGATAGCTGTAAGATTCCAAATGCATCTCCAGAGATTATTGAGTTTGTTATGGAGTTTGGTAGGAAGTATGGCTATGAGTTTGAACACGAGGCAACATATAAAAAGATGTGCCTTGTAAATGGTTCTACTTATATTGCCAAATACGATGATAAAGGGATTCGGAATAAAGGTGGCAAGCACGCAAATGAATGGACTGCTACTGCTGCTCAGTTTCAGGTTCCTTATGTTTTCAAGACTCTCTTTAGTCATGAGAAGATTGAGTTTGAGGATCTCTGTGAGACGAAGAGCGTTCAGCGTGGAGCATTATATTTGGATTTCAATGAGAACCTTCCTGAAGGAGAGCATGACTATAGGTTTGTTGGCCGTGTTGGAAGATTCTGTCCGATCAAGAAAGGTTGCGGTGGCGCCGAACTTTTTAGATTTAATGAAGGGAAGTACTACGCTGCAACTGGAACTAAAGGCTTTAGATGGATGGATGCCGAAGTAATTAAGAATGAGAATCTCGACTATGAGAAAATCGTTGACAGAACTTACTACGACATCCAGGTAGATGAAGCTGTTATTGATATTTCAAAGTATGGTGACTTCGAGTGGTTCGTATCTGATGATGACGGTCCTATGCCCGAAGACTATAAGTTTGAAGAAGTAACCAATGACCCGTTAGAGGGTCTTATGAACAAACCTGAATAAGAAAAGGAGAACAAACCATGAATAAACCGAACGGAAACATTACTATCGAGAACGCAAGACTTATCTTCAGAGATTTCACTGGTGAAAAGAATAAATACAACAATGACAGAACGTTTGGGGTTGTGCTTGATCCTGAATTTGCAGATAAACTTGAAAACGATGGATGGAATGTTAAGAGGCTTACACCTAGAGAAGAAGGTGATGAGCCTCTTTGTTTTTTAACAGTAAAGGTTGTGTTCGGTAAAGTACCTCCGAAGATCGTACTCATCGTTGGGAATAAGAAAGCGCCAATTTCGGAAGACAACGTTGGAATGCTTGATTGGATTACCATTGAGAAGGCGGATCTCATTATTCGTCCTTACAACTACGACTTTGCTGGTCGCACCGGAACGAAGGCATACCTCAATTCTCTTTATATTACCAAGGACGTTGATTCTCTTGAAGCTAAATACGCCGATTTGGATGAAGAGGAGGCGATGCCGTTTGATGAGAATTAATGTGTCATTGTATCCTCATCAAATAGAAGCTGTCAATAAGATGCATAACGGCTGCATTCTTTGTGGCGCGGTTGGTACTGGTAAATCCAGAACTGCTTTGGCTTATTATGCATTGCAGTATGGATTTTCTATAAATCGTGCGAACGAGACTGTTGGGGGAGATTATTGCTCCCCCGCACGTCTTTATATTATTACGACCGCAAAGAAAAGAGATAGCTTTGAATGGGAGGACGAATGTCTTAATTTTTTAATTAATAAAGACATCATAACTATCGACAGTTGGAACAACATAAAGAAATATAGGAAAGTATACGGCGCATTCTTTATATTCGACGAACAGCGTGTCATTAGCTATGGCGCATGGACAAAAGCTTTCTTGGACATTGCTAGGAAGAATAAATGGATCATGCTATCGGCAACTCCTGGAGACACATGGTCTGATTATATTCCCGTATTCATTGCCAATGGCTTCTATAGACACAAGTCTGAGTTTATAAATAGACATGTTATCTATAGTAGATTCTCTAAGTATCCAAAGATCGATAAGTATATTGACACCGGGATACTTAACAAATATCGACATGCTGTTTTAGTAAACATGCCATTTAAGCGAAGGACAACGGCACATTATATTTCGATTCCATGTGAGTATAACAAGGAACTGTATAAGAAAACTTGGAGAGATCGTTGGGATCCGTATAAGAATGAACCTGTTACCGATGCTGCAGGTTTGTGCTACTTACTCAGGCACATAGTTAATTCCGATAAGTCACGTCTTGAGCCTATCAGTCATTTGATCGACAAGCATCAGAGACTAATTATATTTTATAACTATAATTATGAGCTTGATGCTTTGAGAGAGTACCTTGCAGGAATAGAAAATTTGGAGGTGAGAGAATGGAACGGACAGAAACATGAAGAAGTACCAGATTGTCCTAGATGGGTGTACCTAGTACAGTACAATGCTGGTGCTGAAGGTTGGAACTGTGTAACTACAGATGCTATTGTTTTTTATTCTCAGTCTTATAGCTATCGGATGACAGCGCAGGCTGCCGGTAGAATAGACAGACTGAACACGAAGTATGTAGATCTTTACTATTATATTTTCAGGTCCTTAGCTCCAATAGATCTTGCTATACAGCGTGCTCTAAAGTCAAAGAAGAATTTCAACGAGAAAGCCTTTGTCGGTAAATAACAAATCCTATGTTTTTGCTCGTAGAAAAAACATATCCTATAATAGAAGGAGATAGAATATGACTTATATTTGTCTCCTATTTATTTTGCCTATTTGGAGACTTGAAATGCGAGAGAGCGAATTTCAGTCCGACTTAAAGAAAGAGATCTCGGAACGATTTCCTGGATGCATCATTACAAAGAACGATGCCGCTTATATTCAGGGAATTCCGGATCTCTTAATTTTATATGAGGACAAGTGGGCTGCACTGGAATGTAAAAAGAATGCGCGAGCCAAACATCGGCCGAATCAAGACTATTACGTTGAGAAAATGAACGAGATGTCATTCTCGGCATTTATATTTCCCGAGAACAAGGAGGAAGTCTTAAATGAAATGGAACGAGCATTCAAAACTACTGGAAGGCGCTCACGCACCATTCGGAGCAAGTAAGTACTTCTGGCTTAACTATGACAAGGAGAAAGCCCTTGCTTATTACAAGAGTCTTCTTGCAAAGAAAGCTGGAACTGAGTACCACGAGATTGCGAAGCAGTGCATTGACCATGGTATTCAGCTTAAAGGACGAAATACGTTAGCACGTTATGTGAACGATGCTATTGGATTCCGTATGCGTACTGAGCAGTTGCTCGTTTATTCAAAGTATTTCTTTGGTACTGCTGACGCTATTATATTTCAGGAAAAGGATAAGCTTCTTAGAATCCACGACTTGAAGACCGGCACCATCCCTGCTAAGCTCGACCAGTTACTCATCTATGACGCGCTGTTCTGTCTTGAGTATCGGATTGATCCTTCAACGATTAATCATGAGCTTCGGATTTATCAGAATAATGAAATCCTTTCTGACAATCCTGATGCAGATCAGATCGCACCAATTATGGAAAAGATTCAATCTTTTAACCAGTTCATAGAAGAGTATGAAGAGGGCATAGTGTGATGGACGAATTATATTTAGACGACTTAGATTTAAGTGAATTAATAATCGAACATTCTGGAGTCGCTCATGATGAGAATCCGCCAGGACGAGGTTCAGGTAGGTATGCGTATGGTTCTGGCGACAAACCAAACCAGAGAGAGCCGTTTTCTAATCCATACATTGAGAACATGAGAAAGAACGGATCTTCAGACAAAGAGATCTGTGATCTCATGAAGAAATCTGGCTTCACTGATGTTGATATTTACAAGAAGCTTCATAAGGCGGGCTGGAAAGACACAGAGATTGCTGAAGGTCTTGACATGAAGACAACTAAACTTCGTGCTAAGATCAGTATTGCAAAGTATGAACAGCAGGCCAATGATACAGCATCAGCAAGAGCAATGCACGAACAAGGTCTTAGCAACTCAGAGATTGGCAGAAGACTTGGAGTTTCGGAAGGAACAATCAGGAACTACCTTAATCCTGATATTTCACAGAAGAACGATATTCTTAAAACCACGGCCGATTCGCTTAAAGATCTTGTCGCAGAAAAGAAATACATTGATATTGGTCCCGGCGCAGACTTAAGTCTTGGCGTTACTTCAACAAAGCTAGCAACAGCTGTAGCAATGCTTGAAGAAGAAGGTTACAAGAAGTTCTACGTTTACGAAGAACAGCTTGGCACTGGCAAGAAAACCACTATCACTGTGCTTGCACCTCCAGGCACTACCTATCCTGAACTAATGAACAATCGCGGTCAGATCAAGACCATCGATAATTATATTCAGGAAGGTGGTGAATTAAAGACTCGTCTCGGTATTGAACCACCAACCAGCGTTGATTCGTCAAGGATCCAGGTACGTTGGGCTGAAGATGGTGGTACAGACAGAGATGGAACTATAGAGATTAGACGAGGAGTCGAGGACTTGAGCCTTGGCTCCTCTTCTTATGCTCAGGTTCGTATTGCCGTGGATGGCACACATTATTTGAAAGGCATGGCCATCTATGGTAACGATGATGAGTTTGAACCAGGCAAGGACATTATATTTAATACCAACAAGAAAGAAGGCACACCTTTAATGCTTGATGATCCTGATGCTAAACAGGTATTCAAGCATTTAAAAGATGACCCCGACAATCCCTTTGGCGCTTCTATAAAGATCAAAGATGGAAAGGTTGTTGGTCAGAGACACTACACTGGTGAGGATGGAAAAGATCACCTATCACCAGTCAACATCATTAGAGAAGAAGGTGACTGGTCCGAATGGAGTAAGACACTTGCTTCTCAGATGCTGTCCAAACAGACGCCAGCATTAGCAACCAAACAGTTGAGGCTTGCTTATGAACAGAAGAAGGAAGAGTTTGAGGACTACATGTCTCTTACTAATCCAACTGTGAAGAAGAAGCTTCTTGAGGGCTTTGCTGAAGGTTGTGATGCAGCGGCAGTAAACTTGAAGGCGGCAGCTCTTCCTGGACAGCAGAACTATGTTATCTTACCTGTTCCTTCCATGAAGACAACTGAGATCTATGCACCTCGTTATGATAACGGTACTGAGTGTGTACTTATTCGTTACCCTCATGCTGGTCAGTTTGAGATCCCAAGACTAATTGTCAACAATAAGAATGCTGAAGCTAAGTCATTCATGTACAACGCAAAGGATGCCGTTGGTATTGCACCAAAGGTAGCCGAGCAGTTGTCTGGTGCAGACTTTGATGGTGATACTGTTCTTCTCATTCCTACCGCTAGACCTGATGGTACACGCATCTCTGATGTAAGAAACAAGAAGGCTATTCAGGAACTTGTGGACTTTAACCCCAAGATGTATGAGTATCCTGATGGTGTCGAGCATAAGAAGATGAGCGACCACACTAAACAGGTTCAGATGGGTATGGTTTCGAACTTGATCACGGACATGACCATTGGTGGTGCATCACCAGAGGAGCTTGTGCGTGCAGTTAAGCACTCAATGGTGGTAATTGATGCACAGAAGCATGGTCTGAACTACAAGCAGTCAGAGAAAGACAATCGTATCGATGAGCTTAGACAGAAGTACCAGGCTAAAGAGAACGGCAAGGCAGGCGGTGCTAGTACTATCATTAGTAGGGCCTCTGCCGAACAAAGAATAGGGGTACGTAAAAGAAACTGGAAGCCCGATGCCGAAACAGGTGAGGTTACTTACAGAGAAACTCCTGAATACATTACTACAAGAAAAGTAATGCCTGATGGAACTGTCAAGGAAGAGACCAGGGAGCGTACTATAAAGACTACCCGGATGGCTTATGAAAAGGACGCCCGTAATCTAATGAGCGGCCCCAATCATGAAGGAATGCCAATCGAGAGGATCTACGCCAAGTATGCCAACGACATGAAGGCACTTGCAAACCAAGCACGTAAGGAAGCTCTGGATACCCCGCTTCTTCAAACCTCCCCCTCTGCTAAAAAGGTCTATGCTGCAGAAGTAGAGTCCTTGGAGAACAAGCTTAGGGAAGCCAAAAGTAACGCACCTAGAGAAAGACAGGCTCAGATACTAGCAAATGAGTTCATGCGAGCTAAGAGAAAAGACGATCCTAATATGGATGCAGATCATCTCAAGAAAGCTAAGTCGTTGGCCCTTGCTAATGCAAGAGACATTGTTGGTGCTAAGAAGACAAAGATTGAGATAACAGACAAAGAATGGCAAGCTATTCAGTCTGGTGCTATTAGTGACAACAAATTACGTCAGATTCTTAACAATGCTGATGACAAAGCAATTAAACAGCTTGCTATGCCAAGAACAAACAACGAACTTAGCAATTCAAAACAAAGTTTAATTAAATCTATGAGTAGTTCAGGTTATTCAATTGCCGAAATTGCTGAACGTTTAGACGTTTCTAGTTCGACAGTTAGCAAATACCTGTAAGAAGGAGGACGTATGGCTAAAGAGTATATGCTCACCACGGTCGATAACCCATACGACCCCTTCACTCATTTCGATGAATGGCTTCGTTACGACATTGGAAAAGGCTACAACACATGCAATTACTTAGCAAGAGTTGTACAAACATCCAATGAATTGAGTGATGAAATGAATGATCGTGCAATCAATGACGCAATTGATGAGATCTGTGAATACAATTGGCTTGGAATCTATAAGAAAGTAGCCAAGGACTAAGCCGTTTGTATTCACATAGGGAGGGGGGGGGTCTTTACAAGTCCTCCCCTCTTTCGATCGGCGGCCTCTTGATATTTTCTCCGGGGGTGGTTTTTTGGAAATCGTTTTGGGAGGGCATAGGCTTAGGTGCCTTCTGGTTTGTGGTGATCCAGGTTCTCCTTTCCTCTGAGATATTCTTCTCAGGGTGGCTCTTGGCCGGGTCTATGTCCTGCCAAAACTATTCCCAAAGTAGTTGAAAGGAGTGATGTTCATGGCTAAAACCACGTCAAAAGGCCAGAGATCCTCAGGTAAGATACCAGCATTCTCCTCGGAGGAGCAGGAGAGTAGGTTGGTTGCTCTAGCTTGGGATCTTGCTGAGGAAAAATTAAGGGATGGATCTGCATCTAATCAGCTAATCTGTCAGCTTCTTAAGGCTGGTTCTGCGAAAGAGAAGCTTGAAAAGGATATTCTCCGGCAGCAGAAGGACCTTATGGAGGCTAAGACAGAGGCAATTAAGTCAGCTAAGCATATTGAGGAACTTTATGCTAATGCGCTTAAGGCAATGCAGTCATATTCTGGTCAGCCGGTTGAGGTAGATGATGAAGAGTTATTCTGAGATGATGACTCTTCCGACATTTGATGAGCGTTTTAAGTATTTAAAGCTCAACGGAAAGGTGGCAGCGGAGACATTTGGTTGTCACAGATATTTGAACCAGGTTTTGTATAGATCTGGCGAGTGGAAGAGGTTTCGGAACAAGATCATCATTAGAGACGATGGTTGTGATCTAGCTGATAAGGATAGACCAGTCGAGGGGCAGAAGATTCTAATACACCATCTTAATCCTCTGACTATTGATGACGTTGTAAACCGTGATCCGAAGATATTCGATCCAGAGAATGTTGTCTGTGTTTCGTTTGATACGCATCAGGCGATCCATTACGGCGACGAGAGGTATTTAACATGTAATAAGTTTGCGGACAGGAAACCTAACGATACTTGTCCGTGGAGGAAGCTCACATGAGTGTAATCACAGACAGCATTCTTCTATCAGTTAAGAAGATGCTAGGACTAGATCAGGACTACGACGTCTTCGATCCAGAGTTAACTATCTACATTAACTCTGTATTTGGTACGTTACATCAGCTGGGTGTAGGACCGACCACTCAGTTTAGAATCTCAGACGATACAAGTACTTGGTCTGAGTTCACAACAAATGAAGTAGAAATCGAAGAAGTAAAGACATACGTTTATTTGCGGGTTCGACTTTTGTTTGACCAACCATCAAGTTCCTTTGTCCTTAGTTCATTCCAGGAACAGATAAAAGAATTGGAATGGAGACTAAATGTAAAGTCTGATGAAATAAAGGGGACTGGCGATGAGTAAGACAGAGATCATCATGACAATTATTTGTGCAATCTTTTCTTCTGTTGGGTTCTGGACTTTTGTGAATAATGTTTATCAGAACATTAGGGAACGCGAGAGTGCAGAACGAAAAGCTCTTTTAGGGCTTCTTCATGAGAAGCTAGCTGAGAGAGCCTCAATGTTTATTAGTCGTGGAGCAATTACACGACAAGAGTATGAGGATTTCATAAAGTACATTTATGATCCATACGTCGGTCTGGGAGGAAACGGAACTGGCGAGAAGCTTAAGAAAGAAGTAGATGATCTGAGACTAGTTAGTTAACGGAGGTGATAAAAATGCAAGGTTTGATTTCGGATGAACTTTATCACCACGGTATTCTTGGAATGAAATGGGGCGTAAGGCGTTACCAGAATGAGGACGGTTCCCTCACAGATGCCGGGCGTAAACGTTATACAAAGCTTACTAACAGAGTTAATAAACTTCGCACGAAAGCTGAGAAATACGATAAGAAAGCTGCTAAGGCCGAGAGAAGTGCTCATCGTTTTTGGTTTAGAGATGCCGAGGCTGCTTACGCTAAATATTCTAAGTTTAAGTACAAAGCTGAAGCAGCGAGAACCAAGGCCGATAAAATCGAGAAGAAGGTTAACGAATTAGCTAGAAACACTAGCATGAGAGAAGTTAACGGTATTCCTGATAGTATCAGGCGTGGAGTCTCTATCGTCGATAAAGTAAAGAGTGGATTGGACGAACGTAATCGTCAGAAAAAGATCGCGGAAGCGGCAGAAAAGCGTAAGGCTACAATAGAGGCTAAGAAGGCACATGCGGCAGAGAAGGAAGAAGCTCTTAGAAGTGGAGACCCTAATAAGGTTTCAAAATTTCAAAATGAGCTTACTAACGATGAATTAAGAGCTGCAACCGATCGTATTCGATTAACTGAAACTCTTAGAAGCCAGAGCGAAGCTAGAGTTAAGACAGGACTAGATAAGGCTGAGGAAATTATGGGCAAAGTTTCTAAAGCTAAAGATATTGCTGAACGCGGAATTAGTGCATGGAATACGGCTGCGAAGATCCATAACTCTTTTGTTAATGAAAAAGAGAAGTGGCCCGTGATCGATGGAAGCGGAAAGAAGGAAGACAGATCTGCTATTAAGAAGACCATTGAGAGCGGAGATCCCGAGCAGATTGCTAAACTTAAAGGAAAGCTTTCTGTAAGTGAGACTTCTGATGCTGTCAAGTCGATCAACAACTGGAAGAATATTAATGAAAATGCCGATAAGAATAGGCAGGCTAGAGCTGATGCTGAGTACCAAAAGAAGGAATCCGCAAGAGAGGCGGAAAAGCAGAGAGATCTGAACAGAGAGAAAATGTTTAGTCAGCGTGACTCTTTCGAAAGGAAGGAAGCGTCTAGAAGAGAACAGGAATCATTTGATAAAGAATACGAAGATGGCGTAAAAGCTGCTAGAGAGGCATTCAAAAGATATAGAGAATCTTCTCGTTCAAATACTACTGTAGAACCGACTTCTAGATTCGATCCCGATGATAGAGCGACTCCTCAAATGAGAATCGGCCAAGAGATAACTAAACAGTTACTTCTTGAAATGAAGAAAGATAAAAAATGAGGATGAGTAATGCTATCAAACACAGCTACTCCTTATTATTATGGTTTGTTTAGAGAATCGGTGATTAGAGGAGAGATTCCTGTTTGCAGAGAAATCTCTATGGAGATGAACCGGATCGATAAACTGATTGATGACCCTGGAGTTTGGTATGATAGAGACCCTGTTGAAGGCTGGATTCGTTATTGCGAGAACGAACTGACACTTACAGACGGTGGCGATCTTCACCTATTAGATACATTTAAGCTTTGGGGAGAGCAGGTTTTTGGCTGGTACTACTTTATCGAACGATCCGTATACGAACCGAACGAAGATGGTCATGGCGGTCACTACGTTCGTAAGCTTATAAAGAAGCGACTTATCAATTACCAGTATCTGATAATTGGTCGAGGCGCTTCTAAGTCTATGTACGCTTCCTGCATTCATTCTTACTTCTTAAACGTCGACACTTCTACAACAAAGCAAGTCGCTACGGCTCCTACAATGAGTCAGGCTGATGAAACTCTCTATCCGATCAGAACTTCCATCGTTCGTGCTCGCGGACCTCTTTTTCAGTTCTTAACTGAAGGCTCACTTCAAAATACGACAGGTTCCAGAGCTAATAGGCAGAAGTTAGCGTCGACTAAGAAGGGTATCGAGAACTTTCTAACTGGCTCTCTTCTTGAAGTTAGACCTATGTCCATCGATAAGCTTCAGGGTAGAAGAGATAAGGTTGCTTCTGTTGACGAGTGGCTTTCTGGAACTATCAGAGAAAACCCGATAAACGCTTTAGCTCAGGGTGCAGCTAAGAATGATGACTGGCTTATCGTCGCGACATCTTCCGAGGGAACGGTAAGACACGGAATTGGTGATGATATTAAGATGGAGCTAATGGAGATTCTTAAAGGAGAGTATGAGAATCCCCACGTATCTATCTGGTATTACAAACTTGACGACATAGAAGAGGTTGGTAATCCTTCTATGTGGAGAAAAGCCAATCCCAATCTCGGAAAGACTGTTACTTATGAAACCTATCAGCTTGAAGTTGAGAAAGCCGAGAGGGTTCCATCATCCAGGAACGAGATCCTGGCAAAAAGATTCGACATTCCCATGGAAGGTTACACTTTCTTCTTTACTTATGAAGAAACACTTCCGCATAGAAGAAGATCTTTTAAGAGACTTCCTTGCGCTCTAGGCGCTGACCTTTCTAGGGGTGACGACTTTTGCGCATTCACATTTCTGTTTCCGTTATCTGACGGATCGTTTGGCGTTAAGGTTAGATCATACATCACATCCTATACACTCGATCAACTCCCAAGAGCAATGCGAGAAAAGTATAACGATTTCATCAATGAAGGTACGCTCATAATTATGGAGGGTACCGTTCTTTCCATGATGGAAGTTTACGAAGATCTTGACGACCACATTGTTCGGATGGATTACGATGTGCGGACGTTTGGTTTTGACCCTTATAATGCCACAGAATTTGTGGAGCGCTGGTGCAGAGAAAATGGGGAATTTGGAGTTTGTAAAGTGATTCAGGGATCTAAAACGGAGTCTGTTCCTCTTGGAGAACTTAAGAAGTACGCCGAGCAGCGTATGCTTCTCTTTGATGAAGAGCTTATGACTTTCACTATGGGTAACTCTGTGGTCCTTGAAGATACGAACGGTAACCGTAAACTTTATAAGGAGCGCAGAGATCAGAAGATCGATAACGTGGCGGCCATGATGGACGCTTATGTTTCGTATAAGCTGAATACTGATGCGTTTGAGTGAAGACATGAGAGATGATATTTATGTTGGTGCTCTTTTTTCTGAAGAATATTTAATGCACCATGGAATTAAGGGTCAGAAGTGGGGCGTTAAACATGGACCGCCATATCCTCTTGATTCTAGCGTATCTAAGCGAGTGAAAAGCGGTAAAGATATAAGAGTTGCTAGTGGTAAGGATAATAAAAAAGATCCGGATTTACATAATAAAAAAGGTAGCAATAGAGAAGCGTATAAAATGGCTCTTAATATTGCGCTTGATGTGGCTACGTTAAATCCTATTTGGGCTGTTCAGGATGCTGTTAGATTAGGTCAATATGCGTCTTCAAAAGTGAAGGCTAAAAACATTGCTAAACGTCAGTCTTTCGAAGAAATCGATAAGAAAACCGGATTCCATAAAAAGTCAAAAGAAATGACTATGGACGAAGATGTTAAAAACGTGAATCCTAATTTTCATAACTTCAACAGCAATACGAAGAATAACTGTATGCTTTGTACGGTTACTTATGATATGAGAAGAAGAGGATATGACGTTACTGCTGAATTAGCAGGAAAAGGCTATGACTATAATTCTGTTAAGCAATGGTATCCAAAAGCTAAGATAGTAGATGTACGAGGCGGAAATCAGTCAGTTGCTAGAACGGCAATGCTTGGCGATAAGCGGTTGATGGATAATACTAAGAGCGAAATCGAGAAGCAGCCAAACGGAGCTAGAGGAAATCTTATGGTTCAATGGTCAAATTTTCAGGGCGGTCACTCAATGGCTTATGAAGTGATTGACGGAAAGATGCACATATTCGACGGGCAGACAGGAACGCACTATACGAATCCAGATAAAATTCTTAGACAGTGCAGACAAGTTTCTTATGCGAGATTAGATAATATTGAACCTGATTACAAGAGGGTAAAGGAGTGTTGCAAATGATTACACCGTCAGAGGCTCTGAATAAGCTGAAGAAGAAGGAACCGTTGCTTACCATAGTTGGCATGGTTGATTATAGCTCTAAATATTATCTTATTTCGGCAGTAGAAAATCCGAATATGCCGAATTTTAGCGGTAATTATTACGCTGTAGATAAGAGGACCGGAGCCATTAGTTATTATACTCCTGGAGCTGATTTCGATAATTTCTTTGATGCCATTAATAATCGTGTCATCGATATCACCAAATTGAGGTAAAAATTCAAAATGCCAAAGTTTATGGAGCGTGTCCAGAATGCCTGGAACGCTTTTTTAAGTAGAAGCCCCACCGTTACTTATGATTATGGCGGTTTTGGCTACAGACCTGACAGAGTTAGGCTAAGCAGAAACAATGAAAGAACAATCGTAGCATCAATCTACAATAGAATCGCTTTGGATTGTGCAATGATTGACCTTCATCATGTAAATTGCGACGAAGACGGAAACTACAAAGAGATTAGAAAATCTGGACTCGAAAACTGTTTGACTACCAGCGCAAATCTGGATCAGACAGGTCGAGCTTTTATTATTGATGTGGTTATGTCTATGTTTGATGAAGGCTATGTTGCTGTGTTTCCAACAGATTGTTCTGATAATCCTTACTATACGGCTGACTACGAGATCTTGAAGCTTAGAACTGGAAAGGTCATAAGTTGGTTTGCTGATAGGGTTAGGATTGATGTTTACAATGAGCGTCTTGGACGAAGAGAAGAAATCGTGGTTCCAAAGACTCATGTCGCGATTATTGAGAATCCTCTTTACGCGATCATGAATGAACCGAATGGAACTCTTCAGAGACTTATTAGGAAGCTAAGTCTCTTGGACTATGTGGACGAACAGACTAGTTCCGGAAAGCTCGACTTAATTATTCAGCTTCCTTACGTTATCAAGACGGAAGCCAGAAGGCAGCAGGCAGAAGAGCGTCGTAAAGACATTGAACGCCAGCTTTCTGGTTCTAAATACGGTATTGCTTATACTGATGGTACGGAGAGGATCACTCAGCTTAATCGTGCAGTAGAGAATAACCTCTGGGTGCAGGTAAAAGACTTGACAGCTATGCTCTACAACCAGTTGGGACTCACTGAGTCTATTCTTAATGGCACGGCTAAAGAGGAGGAAATGATCAACTACTATAACCGAACTGTCGACCCGATTCTTGCAGCAATCGCAGAGGAGATGCAACGAAAGTTTATTTCTCCAACTGCTAGGACTCAGGGTCAGGCAATTAAGTACTTTAGAGATCCGTTCCGTCTTATTCCGGTTAGCGCTATTGCGGAGATCGCAGATAAGCTTACTAGAAACGAGATTCTTAGCTCCAACGAGATCAGAACGAAGATCGGCTTTAGACCTTCTAGCGATCCGGCTGCTGATGAACTCCGTAACAGTAACCTTAATCGATCTGATAACGAGAAACCGGCAGAAGCGCCAGAAGCTAACAGAAAGGCTGCGACGCAGAAAGCTTTGAAGGAGAAAAATCAAAATGGCGAGAAAGTATGACTTCGCAGGTTGGGCGACAAAGAACGATCTCCTCTGCACCGACGGACGGACGATCAGAAAAGACGCCTTTAAAGATTGCGATGGGATTACGGTTCCGCTTGTTTACCAGCATGATCATAAAGATCCTACAAACGTCCTTGGACACTGTCTCTTAGAGAACAGAGCCGAGGGCGTTTATTGTTACGGATATTTTAACGATTCTGAAAAGGCTAGACACGCTAAGGAGTCTCTTAAGAACAAGGATATTACTAGACTTTCTATTTATGCGAATCACCTTAAGCAGAACGCTGGAGACGTTCTTCACGGAATGATCAGAGAAGTAAGTCTTGTACTCACCGGAGCAAATCCGGGAGCGAAGATTGAGACTGTTCTCGGTCATGCTGAAGAATTTGACGAGGAGGCCGTAATCACCACAGGAGAGGAGTTAGTAACCGATATGGAAGACGAGAACATCGTTGTTCATGCAGACGAAGAGGCCGACTCTAAGCCGAAGGAGACAGAAGAGTCTGGTGATTCCGATGAGACTATTGAAGATGTGTTTAACACTCTGAACGAGAAGCAGAAGAAAGCCGTTTATGCGCTTATTGGTCTTGCTATTCAGGACAAAGGCAAGAATGACGGCGAAGCAAAACATTCCGAAGATGAAAATGAAGGAGAAGAAGATATGAAGTACAACGCTTTTGAAGGTGGCGCTCCGAGAAAGACTACTATTTCTCACGACGATTTTAAGGTAATCATGGCTGATGCCAAGAGATGCGGTTCCCTTAAGGAAGCGGTCCTTGCGCACATGGAAGATGAAGATGGTGTTCTTGCACATCTTGATCCTGAAGTTACTGAGGGTATGACCCTTTCCCAGGACAAGCAGAACTACATGGTGAACGATCCGGCTTTCCTGTTCCCGGATTATAAGTCTCTTAACAATCCGCCCGAGTACATTAAGCGAGATACCGGATGGGTTTCTAAGGTTATGGGTAAGGTTGGACATACTCCGTTTGCTCGTATTAAGTCCGTGTTTGCCGATATCACTGAAGACGAAGCAAGAGCAAAGGGTTACATGAAGACCAATCTTAAGAAAGACGAGGTCTTCAGCCTGCTTAAGAGAACCACCGATCCGCAGACCGTCTACAAGAGACAGAAGATGGACCGTGATGATATTATCGATATCACCGACTTTGATGTTGTTCGTTGGATCAAGGCTGAGATGAGAGAGATGCTTAATGAGGAAATCGCTCGTGCCATCCTCATCGGCGATGGTCGTCTCAACTCTTCCGACGATAAGATCTCCGAGGATCACATCCGTCCGGTTGTTTCCGATAAGCCGCTCTTCACTGTTAAGGTCGATGTTGAGGTTGCTGCTGACGCTAAGCCCTCTGATATCGCAGAAGAGTTCATCGATCAGGCTATCAGAGCTCGTAAGCAGTATAAGGGTTCTGGTAATCCGGATCTTTATACCACTGAGGACATGCTCACCGAGATGCTCCTTCTTAAGGACGGTATCGGTCACAAGCTTTACAAGACCGAGCAGGAGCTCTGCACTGCTCTTCGTGTGAATTCTATTATTACCGTTGAGGTCATGGAAGGCTTCAAGCTTGATAATAAGGATTTCCTTGGAGTTATTGTTAACCTTGCTGACTACAGAGTTGGTGCTGACAAGGGTGGCGCTCTTGAGCTGTTCGATGACTTCGATATTGACTACAACCAGTACAAGTACCTGCTTGAGACTCGTATCTCTGGTGCTCTGGTGAAACCGTTCTCTGCGCTGTCCTTCACTGTTAAGAAGACGGCTTGACAAAATCAAAATGACTAATAACAGGTGGCTGTTGTGCTCTTCAAAAAATCGAAAATTCTTAGTTCATCCTGTTGTAACCAGCTACCTGTTATTAAGCATTAGGAGTATTTCATGAGATACTTTGGAAAAGTCGGATACGTACCTACGGTTGAAATTAGACCCGGAGTGTGGGCGGAAGATCAAGTCGTAGAAAGAAGCTACTACGGAGATGTCATTCGTCGGTCAAGGAAATGGCAAGGTTCGGAAAACTTAAACGACAATCTAAACATTAGCAACCAGATTAGTATCCTGGCCGATCCATACGCTTATGAACACTTCGCGGAAATTAAGTACGTTATTTGGAACGGAGTCAAATGGAAAGTTCCAACAGTTGACGTAGACTATCCAAGATTAATTCTACATATCGGAGAGGTCTACAAAGAAAATGACGATGACGAACCTTGATAAACGTCTTGAGTTTCATGAGATTCTGTGCGGCATTTTAGGAAATAATCACGTTTATTTCCAGCCGCCAGAGTCCATTAAACTCAAATACCCTTGTATTATCTACAAACGCTCTACTGGAAATACTCAGTATGGCGATAATAGGCCGTATACTTTCATGATTTGCTATAACGTAACTTACATCGATAAAGATCCAGATTCCGAAGCGATTATGGAACTTGCTAAGTTACCTTATTCCAGAATGGATAGGCACTATACGGCTGAAAATTTAAATCACGACTCATTTACAATTTACTACTAAGGAGGTTTCCTACTATGGCGAAACTTGTATGGGATCAGGTTGGACAGAAGACCTACGAAACCGGTACCGATCATGGCGTACTGTTCCCGATGCAGGACTCCGGTGCTTATGGCGCTGGTGTTGCGTGGAACGGTCTTACCGCATTTACCGAGAGCCCCTCTGGTGCTGAGAACACCGATCTGTGGGCAGATAACATTAAGTACGTGTCTCTGCGTTCTGCAGAAGACTATGGAGCAACTATCGAAGCTTACACATATCCGGATGAGTTCAAGCCCTGCATCGGTGAGGCTGAGGTTGGCGCTGGTGTTAACATTGGACAGCAGAAGAGAAGAGCTTTCGGTTTCTGCTGCAGAACCGTTGTGGGTAACGACACCATGATGGATTCCTATGGTTACAAGCTTCATATTGTTTACGGCTGCACTGCTTCTCCGTCCGAGAGAGCTTATCAGACCATCAACGATTCTCCGGAAGCGATCACCTTCTCTTGGGAAGTTACCACGACTCCGGTTCCGATTACTGTTAAGGGCTATGAGAACTTCAAGCCGACTGCTTCCATTATCATCGACTCCACGAAGGCCGATGCTACGAAGCTCAAGACTCTTGAGGATATGCTCTACGGTACCGAGAATGCAGAGTCCAAGCTTCCGACTCCGGACGAGATCATCGACCTCTTCAAGGCTTGATCGTAAAAACAAAATGGTGTTGTTTAGAGCCCTGGGATTCCCTGGGGCTCTTTTTATTAAAAGAAAAGGAGAACAAGGATGTATACGACCACTAGAACTTACACTGATTGGAACGGTATGGAAAGAACTGAAGAGTTTCGCTTTAACCTTACTAAGGCTGAGCTCATGGAGATGCAGTACTCCCAGAATGGAGGAATGAGAGAGTATCTCCAGAAGATCATTGACTCCAAGAATCAGAAAGAGATCATGAGACTCTTTAAGGATCTGGTTCTTAAGGCATACGGTGAAAAGTCCGATGACGGTAAATACTTCATCAAGAATGAGGAAATTAGAGAGAAGTTCGCTTCTACCCCGGTTTACTCCGAGATCTTCATGGAGCTTTCTACCGATGCTGATAAGGCGTCCGAGTTTGTGAACGGAATCATGCCTGCGGATATTGACAGAGCTGCTATTAACGCCCTTCCCGGTCAGGCTCCGATTCAGGTGACTCCGCCCACCACGCCTGCTAACTAAGAATTTAAGGAGAGTAAAGAATGTCTATAAAGATACATATTCCGGAAACGGAACTTTGGGATCCGATTAAGGAAGAGTTCATTAAAGTGAAGGATCAGACGATCCTTATGGAACATTCTTTACTCTCTGTCGATAAATGGGAATCCAGATGGAAAAAGTCTTATCTTTCTTCCGAGAATAAGTCTGCGGTTGAGGTTATCGACTATCTTCGGTGCATGACAATAACGAAGGACGTGAATCCCTACGTTTATTATGCCATCCCTGCTGACGAAATTAAGCGAATTAATGCTTACATAACGGATCCGATGACCGCGACAACTTTTACAGATAGAGAAGAACGACGAGGAAGAAAGAGAGACATCATTACATCTGAAATAATCTACTGGCAGATGACTCAGCTTAACATCCCAATGGAGTGGGAAAAGCGGCATCTTAATAAGCTTCTTACATTAATCCACGTTGGAGCAATTAAATCTCAGCCGCCTAAGAAGATGAAGCCTGGAGAGATTGCCAGACAGAACAAGTCCCTAAATGCAGCAAGAAGGGCCAAGCATCACTCTAGAGGATAAGGAGAAATTCAAAATGAAGCCAATTCGCTTTATTCATAGAGGCGATCTTAAAGCCACAATGAAGTTTCTTACTGCAATGAAAGATAGGGACTTTCTTAAGGATTTAGATAAGTATGGGAGAAAGGGGGTCGAAGCCCTTTCTCTTGCTACGCCTGTTGACACAGGTAAGACCGCTGCTTCGTGGAGTTACGAAATTCACCACTATAAAGGCGGCGCGTCCATTGTTTGGACCAACTCTAATGTTAATAAGGGTGAAAACATAGCGGTTCTATTACAGTTCGGCCACGGACTTAAGAATGGAGGCTATGTCGCGGGAAGAGATTATATTAATCCTGCACTTCGTCCTATTTTTGATGAAATAGCGGAATCTGCCTGGAGGGAGGTTACTAACGCATGAGTTATATTGATGAACGTGTTGTTGAGATGCAATTTAACAACAAGGATTTCGAGAAAAACGTTGCGACAAGTCTTAACACACTAGATAAACTCCAGGCTGCTCTGAAGTTAGATGGATCTCAAAAGGGATTGGAGGAGTTACAGAAAACCTCAAATTCTTTTAACTTAGATCCGCTTTTAACCGCTGTTGAAAATGTTAACAATAAGTTTACAGCTATGGGAATAGTTGGAACAACAGCACTTGTTAACATTACAAATAAAGCTATAAATGCCGGAGAAGCATTAATTAAGTCTCTTTCTGTGGATAATATAGCTGCTGGTTGGGAAAAATTTGGAGAAAAAACAACGTCCGTTGGAACTCTGGTAAACCAGGGATTCGATCTGTCTGAGGTTGAGCGACAGATGGAAAGACTTAACTGGTTTACTGATGAAACTAGCTATAACTTCACCGATATGGTTAGCAACATCAGTAAGTTCACTGCTACTGGCAAAGATCTTGAGGAATCTGTTACGGCAATGGAAGGTATTGCTCTTTGGGCAGCGGCTTCCGGACAGAATGCTACAAAAGCTTCCATGGCGATGTATCAGCTTTCTCAGGCAATGGGTAAGGGCGTTCTTAAGTTCGACGACTGGAAATCCATTCAGAACGCTTCAATGGATACTGTTGAATTCAGAAAACAAGCAATTGAAGCGGCTAAAGCTCTCGGTAAAGTTAAAGAAGTTGGCGACGAGGTTTACGAAATTGTTGGTGCTAAGAAACCTCAAAAGTTCTCTCTCGCTGACATGTTTACTTCCGATGCTTTGTCCAAACAGCAGTGGTTCACCGATGACGTTATGATGAAGGTGTTCCAGCGATACGACCAAGCAAGCGTAAAGATTAAATCGTATATCGATGCTCAGCGAGAACTTGGTAGAGATCTTACGGCTTCTCAGGCGATTGATGAACTTGGAGATCAGATAGACGAGTTGTCGAAGAAATGGTTTCTTTCTGGTCAGGAAGCACGAACTTGGGGCGATGTTGTATCTTCGGTCAAGGACGCCGTGTCAACAGGCTGGATGAATACTTTTGAAGCTGTGTTTGGTAACTACGAAGAAGCTACAGAATTATTCTCCAATTTGGCTGAAACTTTATATGAGATATTTGCCGAAGGTGGTAACGCCAGAAACCAGGTACTACAGCTTTGGAAAGCCCTTGGCGGAAGAGATATTCTCTTAGAGACGGTCGCTACATTGTTCAACAATCTTGCCGAGGGTATTGGCGCTCTAAAAGATGGGTTTCACTCGTTCCTTGTTAAAGATAATCCCGAAACAAAAATTAACGAGACATTCAGAGCTCAGGCGATTAGTTTAGCTAATTTTGGGGTAGCTCTACTTGAATTAGTAAGTAAGACTAAGTTTACTGAGACGGCGCTTAAATCGCTTTACGAAATCGGCAGAGGTTTATATTCGGCATTCTCTATTGTTAAGACCTTATTTAAAGATCTGTTAGATATTTTCTCTCCGCTAGTTTTACCGCTAAATCTTTTAGCTGGGTATTTCTTAGAAGTTGTTGGAGCTATTGCTGATGGTGTAACAGCTTTTGATGAGTTCCTAAAGTCTTCTCAGGGCGTTGCTAATGTGGTAAGCACTCTAAGAAGCGGAGTCGACATATTTGCTAAGGTAATAAGCTATGCTGCGTTTGGCATAGAACTATTCGTTAAGAACTTAGTCAGTATTGCTCGTTTTGTTTCTCCTATGTCTAAAATTTCAAGTTTGGCCTCAAAGACGGGTAATACTATCAGTTTTATGGCTACAAAATTAGAGTTTGTAAACACCATTACTGCCGGTCTTCAGAAAGTAATGCTCGGTTTCCTCGCACTTATATATGTCGTCGCAACGAACTTTGCTGAGATGTTTAGTTCGGAGAATGCCGAGAAAGCTTTTGGCAGATTATCGACTTTAGCTAGCAATACTACGACAAGGATTATTAACATATTAAACCTTTTAGGTTCTAAACTTGGACCGTTGTTTAATATGCTCAGTAATCTTGTTGCTGGCTTCTTTTTATCTCTGGCCTATGGGTTTAATAATTTAAAGAGTTTCGACGCTATTGGAGCTCTTGAGACCGTAATTGACGCGTTTCTTTCCACTGTTGAAAAAGCCATAACTCTTATTGGAGTTTTTGTTAGCGACTTAGATGGAGTTGCGTCTCCGTTAGAATTACTGCAAACTCTTGGAACCAACACTATAAACGTTTTAACGGAGATGACAAAAACTCTGGCTAAAATGGTAGGCTTCAAAGACAATATTGAGAGTGCAAAGAAAGGTCTTCAGGGATTCTTCGAAACTATATTTGGTTATGCTTCACAGATTGACATAGCTAAGATCGCACTTCTTGGCTTTGGGGCGTCCGTGTCTTACGCGTTGTTTAAAGTTGGCAGCGCTATGAGCGGAGCCAAGAAGATGTTTGAATCGTTTTCAAAAATTCCGGATCTTCTTGAGAAAGCTTTTAATGGTTACTTTAAGAATACTCCAACCAAAGCGTTACTTGATGTTGCAAAAGCTATAGGAATTTTAGCGGCTTCGCTTGTGGCTTTAAGTCTCGTTGACGCAACAAGACTCGCCGCATCTGTTGCTATTTTGGTGCTTCTTGGAGCCGGTTTAGCCGCTCTTTCTGTTGGTATTAAGAAATTTGGAAACGATTCCGGTTTCAATAAGAACGCAAAAGGACTGGTTGCCGTTGCTGGTTCTATGCTCATACTTAGCGCTGCACTTATATTGCTTGATAGCATAGACTTCGATCATCTTCTTCAGGATCTTGTTGTTCTAACTGCTTTTGGAGCCGGTCTTGTTGTTGTTTCTAAATTCTTGAAGGCTGGTGCAGGGGCTTCTTTAAAATCTGCAATTGTTTTATTTATGTTTGCCGCTTCTATTAATAAGATGGTAGGCGCATTTACGAATTTGCAGAACGGTTTAAAAGCTAGTACGGCGGAAGAAACGCTCCAGACTCTTATCACGCTCGTTATGGGTGTGTTGGCGGTGAGTTATGCAGCATCCAAGATTTCTCTTGGCAGTGCGTTGATTCTCGTTGCTGTCGTCGGCGTTCTCACAATGGTGCTTAGAGCTGTCCAAGCCCTTATTGAAGCTAATGTTCCAGCCGGAATGGTGTTTGGCGTCTTCGCTACTATAACGGCTCTTGTTGTGCTGTTTGGTCTTATTGCAAAGCTTATTAGTAAAGGAAATACAGTTGGTGTTGGCGTTAAAGTTGTACTTAATGTCATTTCTCCTATCTTAGCGTTGGCTGGATCTTTACTTCTGGTTGTTATGGCTTTTGAGAAGCTTGGCGAATTCGGAATCGGTCCGAATGGAAAGACCATAGGCTCTGTTATCGGAATGATAGCTCTTATGGCCGCTCTTGTCATTCTTCTTAAGAAGACCGAAGGACTCGAAGGACCTGCTTATAAGGCTGGAATAGCGGCTCTTGCTATTGGTGCGGCTATTTATATTTTGTCTAATGCTGTTCTTAAAATATCAGAAGTGCCAGAAGATGCGTGGATAAAGACCGCAGTTTTGTTTGGTCTTATAGCGTATGCTTTTTCGAAATTAATGGAGGCTTCCGCCGCAACAGAGAAAGCAAATACGGCCGCTATTCTTTCCATGGCTGCTGTCATCGGCGTTATATCGATTGCTATAGCTTTACTTACAAATTTGGATGTCGGAAAAGCAATTGGTGTGAGCGTTGGGTTAGCAGCTGTATTTTGGGGGCTTGGTAAGACGTTCGCCGGAATTTCAGAAGCTACAGATCAGGTTAAACCCGCAGTTGCTGTTGCGTTCTTACTGGTTGTTGGGTTTATCAGTTCGGCACTGATGGTCCTCGCTAATATGCCGGTTGAAAACGCATTAGCAGCCGGCGTGGTTGTTGGTGGTGTTTTATTCGTTCTAGCTAAAGCTGTGGAAATCATGGCAGAGGCAGCTGTGAAAGCAAACGATGCGATTAAAGGTGCGGCGTCAATAGCAATTATGGCTGTTTCGCTTATCGCTGCGGCTGCGTCACTTAGTATGCTTGCGTCTTTTAACCCAGTGAATGTCGTAATATCGGCATTAGCATTGGTCGGAATAATGGCGGCTTTGGTAGCGGCTTCTAAGTTTGCTCAAGATGCATTAATGGCTGCCGCATCGTTAGTTGTCATGTCTGGGTCTCTTGTTCTCGCGGCAAACGCAATTAAAACCATCGCAGAATTAGATCCGGATTCGTTAAAACAGGCTGGGATCGCGCTTGGAGCAGTTCTCCTTGCGTTCACTGCATTGTCTCTCGTTGGAATGACTCCACTTGCTGACGGAATGATAATTATAGCTGCCGCATTGGTTATATTCGGTTTTGCGTTATTAGAAGTTGCAGCTGCGGCATATTTGTTCTCTTCGGCAGTAATAACAATCACAACCGCGTTGATGATGCTTTCAAGTATGTCAACCGAATCTGTGCAGCAGCTTGCAGAAAACATCCCGATCATGATGCAGGCTCTTGGTGAAGGCGTTGCTGAAGGTATAAGTGCTTTTGTCAGTACAATACTTACTAACGTGATTGGTGCTATTGGCGCTATCTTACAGGCAATACTAGAAAAAGGACCTGAGTTTATAAGCACTGGTATCGAGCTTATTAAGAATTTCATAATAGGTATGGTTTCTTGTGCTGGGCAGGCCATTCAGGCGGTTGTCGACATTATTGTGTCGATTGTTCAGTTTGTTATGAGCTTCGTTAACTCTTTCATTAGCCTTGGAGCCGGTATTATATCTGCGCTTGCTACAGGAATTGCTAATGGTATAACGCTTATAATCAACTGTTTCTTTACTGTTATGTCCGCTATTGTTCAGGTTGTTGGGGCGTATATCAGCGGCTTCGTTGAGATCGGCAAACAGTTTGTTGAAGGTATTGTAAATGGAATTGTAGACGGAGCGACCTATTTATTTGAAAAAGCCAAAGAGCTCGCCACTGGTTTGCTTAACGCTGTTAAGGAAACGCTTGGTATCGCTTCTCCTTCAAAAGAAGGCGAAATAATTGGTAATTTCCTTGACATGGGTATTGGCGATGGCGTTACCGAAATGATTCCTTACGTTAATGCCGCTGGTGCCGACATGGGTAGCAATCTTCTTAATACCGTTGGACAGTATGTAAATGCTGAAAACGGAGCGGCGCAAGGTGCAGAGTATGCGGGTGCTGTTGCTAATGCGGTTAAAGAAGGTTTAGCCGGTCTTCCTTCGATTCCTGAAGGCGCACTTGATATTGGCGCCGGGGGAGACATCGTTAAGAAATGGCAGAATCAAATGGCCATAAACGAAATTAACAACAAGCGTAAAGCTAAGAAAAAGAGGGATGAGCAAGCTAGAAAAGACGCAAAGAAAGCCCAGGCAAGGAGAGAAAAGAAAAATAAAGATCCGTTAGAAGATCTTCTTGGCGGAAAGAGTGGAAAAGGCGGAGGCGGAGGTAGTAAGGGCGGAGGCTCTGGATCCGAAAAAGCTGAAAAAGCCGAAAAAGAATTTGATAAGCTTACAAAGATTATGGATTATGCCGATAAAGAAATTGGTATATTTAATAATCATTGGGCTTTAGGACTCGATACTCTTGGCAACGTGGAACCGATGCAGGCTTCAAAAGACGCGTTGGAACTCCTAGCGTTACAGCTTTACGAAACATCTCTTGCCGGCGAGACCGCTGACGATAGAGCGAAACGGATGGCAAAGTCTACTCCTGAGCTCTTGGAAGATGTTAAGAAAGCATATAAAGATTATCGGGACGAGGTTAAGAAAACCATCGACGGTCAGGTTGACATGTTCAAGATGTTCGATTTCGGTAAGAAAATTAGACCGGAAGAGATGATCGAGAATCAAAAGTCGAATCTTAGAGCTATCACCGAATATTCTCAGAGTATTGAGACGCTGGCTGAAAGAGGGCTTAGCAAAGATATTCTTCAGAATTTTGGTAAACGCGGTCTTAATTCTCTTGCTGATATGGGCACTCTTATCCAGATGACAGATGAGCAGTTCAAACAGTTTAACGAAGACTGGATGAAGGCTGGAAAGATGATTGACGATGTTACCAATCGTTATATGTCGAGTTTGGCTTTCGTTAACGCTGGTTCTCAGGAGGGGTTTAAGCAAACTCTTGATCCTGTAACCGGAGAAGAGACTGGTACGCTCTATATGCAATCCGTACTTGATGGTATGAGAAAAACCGCTGGACTTAACTTACAGGATGGTTCCGGTGTTTCTGAAGCCACGAAGGAAATTGCCGAAGGACTTTCTAAGGGTGTAACCGAAACTCTTGGCACCTCTGGAGAAAAGGATAAGGCTGCGTCTGCTGCTGGAGAACTCGGCTCTAAAGTCACCGAAGCAATCGACAACACGGCTTCAGCAGATGCTGGTCGTACTATCGGTGTTAACCTCTGCGAAGGTATTGCTGAAGGAATCCGTTCTGGTATCGAGGTCGCGACTACTGCGGCTGAAGAACTGGCTCTTAAGTTAGTCGAAACTGTTAAGAATGCTCTCGGTATTGCGTCACCTTCTAAGGTATTCGCGGATCTTGGTTACTACTCAGATCTCGGACTGTCAGGTGGTCTTACAAAATACGGCACTATTGTTCGCGAAGCTGCGGCTGATACGGCTCTTGGTGCTGTAGATGAGATGTCTGGAGTATTTGGTAGGATCGCTGACATTGTTGACGGCACTATCGACTTAGATCCCACAATTCGTCCGGTTCTTGATCTCACAAATCTTCAGTACGGAGCCACTCAGATTGGGTCTCTATTAGGTCTTAATGACCCGTACGCACTTAATGCTGTAGCTGGCATCACGGGAATTCAAAATGACGCTAGTTTGATGGCTAGTCTCACCGGTTCCCTTACCGATGCTATCAACGGAATGAAGAAGGATCAGGAAACCGCACAAGTTACTATTAACATTTATCCTCAGGAAGGCCAGTCTGCTGAAGAAATTGCAGAAGAGGTTTCCTGGAGACTTAATCACGACGTTCTTAAACGAAGGGCTGTATACGGAGGCACGTAATGAATCCATTGAACGTAAATGCAAGTTATTACGAAGTCATGAGGCATTACCTCGTAATCGACGGTAAGTCTACTAAAGATTTCGGGGTGTATCTCTCTGGCGACGGTACGTTCAAGGCCCCCGAGAAAAACGTTGAAGAATTCACTATCCCAGGTCGTAACGGGACTTTCCACTACTCAGTACCTGATACGTACAAGAACGTGAAGGTCCCTTACGACTGTTTTATATTTAAAGATTTCAAGCGTAACGTAGCCTCTTTCCGTTCCTTCCTCCTTTCCAGAAAGGGCTACGTGCGGATCGAAGACACACATCATCCGGACGAATTCAGACTGGGCATGTTCCACGAAGAGTTCGATCCGGAGGTGTTTGTCGATCTTACAGCCGCTCAGTTTACGATTAACTTTGACTGTAGACCGGAGAGGTGGCTTAAAAGTGGGGAGGAAGCTATTACATATACCGAAAACGGTGAAATTTACAATCCGACTGATTTTGTTGCAAAGCCTATACTCAGAATTTATGGAGAAGTAGGAGTTAACTGCGGTATAAATATCGAACCTAAAACCGGTGCTCGTACAGAAATTGCAGTTATTATTCCTCCCGAAGGGTATGTGGATGTAGATACAGAGATTATGGAAGTTTATGCCGGCAGTACATCTTACAATGCTAATCTTTCATACCATGGTACTAATACAAAAAGAGAATTCCCAGTGATTAACCCTGGTGTGAATGGTGTTCGGTTTTCACATGGAACAAAATTAGAAGTGATTCCACGCTGGTGGATTTTATAAGGAGGTAAAGATGATACCCGTTTTGTTTGATCCGTCTACAACTTCCTTTAATTCTAACGGCATTGGATCTTTAATTGACACAATTTCTTGTAAAGTAATTGAAGAATTAAATGGCCAATACGAACTAGAAATGACTTATCCGAAGACAGGTAAGTACTTTTCTGAAATTAAGTACTCATCTATTATTTTAGCTAAGCCGTTTCAAAATGGTGAGTTTCAGGCTTTCCGTATTTATAAAATCAGTAAGCCTATGAAAGGGAATGTACAGATTTACGCTCGTCACATTTCTTATCAACTTAACTACATTCCTTGTTCTGCTTTCTCTGGGCAGTCTTGCTCTGAAGTTATGGCGAATATTAAGACTGCTGTGGCAGAGTATTGTCCGTTTAACTTTAGTACTGAAATTACAGAGAATCGAACCAAGCAAAGTAAGAATCTTTTAGCTAATCTTAGTACATCAGAAGATCCGGAAGCCAACGTTCCTACTTATGATTCCAGTATCCTATATGTTGTCGGTGATTATGTTAAGTATGATGGTAAAACGTACAAGTGCATTCGCGATATAGAAGAAGCTAAACCTTGGGAGGATAATAAAAAGTTCTTTGAGTTAAGTCCAGTACCTTTCATAGGTTATATTAACGCGTCAATTATTAATGGTGTATTAACAGAAGATAAAAATGCCCTTACTGTTTGGGTCAAATGTGAGAAGAGTAAGCGTTATGTCATTACAAAAATGATTAGTAACTTTTTCTCAATAGGAACTATGACTAAAGTACCTTCTGAAGGAAAGACTGTTGATAATGTTATAGCGGATCCGACAAAGAGAAAACTAGAGTATACAACGTCTCCTGACGCAGAGTACTTGCTTGTTTACCTATTCCAAAGAACCGCTGATGGCGACATAATGGACAGAATTGTTAATTCTGCTGCTATCAGATCTCTCGGCACCTATACCTGGATGCTCTACGAACCTAAAACGATTAGAACTTTTCTTCTTGGTGAAGATGACAACTCTATTCAGGCTATATATGGTGGAGAGTATGAGTGGGATAACTACAATGTTATCTTACATGAGAATAGAGGTTCTGACAAAGGCGTTAGGATTCGCTATGGTAAGAATCTAATCGACTTAACTCAGGAAGAAAATATTGAAAATACTATTACCGGTATTTATCCTGTCTGGAAATCAGACGGAACTGTAGCTGAACTCCCTGAAAAGGTTGTTCACTCTAGTAATGCCGGTAATTTTCCATATTTAAGAACAGTTATTCAAGATTTCTCGGGAGACTTTGATCAAATGCCGACGGAAGACGAACTCCGTGATATGGCTAATCTCTACATTCAAAATGAGGGGATCGGAGTTCCTGAGGTTAGTCTTACAGTTAACTTTGTAAATCTATCTGAGACCGAAGAGTATAAAAACGTACTGGCGCTTCAAACTGTGAATTTAGGCGATCTTGTTACGGTAGAATTTCCTGATCTCGAAGTAATGACAAAGCAGAAGGTTTCTAAGACAGAATATGACGTTTTAAACGAAAGATATTTGACTATTACTATTGGAAACCTTGAAAAGAAAATTGATACCACTTTAGAAGATCAGATGAATGCTCTTTCGCAGAAGGTTTCGGAAGAAGAGGCTCAAAACAAAATTGATCGTGCAACTGGTATCTTAAATGCCGGCACAAGAGGGCACGTCATTATTGGAAGAAACGACGATGGTTTTGCTAACGAAACGTTCTATCTTGATAATTCTAACGTTGCTCTTGCTAAAAATGTTTTAAGAATTAACATGAACGGCATCGGATTCAGTTCTAATGGATTACGTGGTCCATACTATCAGGCTTGGACTCTCGATGGGCATTTAAGTCTTGGTGGCATCGGAAACAACCATGGAACTCTTGAAATTTTAGATTCTGACGGAACCCTCATCGGCTCTTGGGATAATAACGGTATTAACTCTCTTAAAGGATCGATACGAAGTACCTCTTTTCATTCATCGAACGACGAGTTTTATGTTGAAGAAAACGGCGACGAAGCTGTTGAAGTTGGATGGTCTGGCTGGTCTGTTTGGAATCGAATTATGCAGTCCAATCATATGGGTTGGGAGACTAATTCAGATCCTTCAGCAGAAAAAAATAATCCAGCATCTGATACATCAGCATCAGCAGCTATAAATGGCGGTGATCTCGAAGACGGTGATGATTACGAAGTAGAGGATGAAGACGGAAATAAGCAGGGTTGGGCTAGTTCAGGTAACGGATACGCTGGTACTGCTGGATTTAAGGCACTGTGGCTCGACAGAAAAGAGTTTTACAAGGGTTCGTCTAATTACTCTTACACACACGAGGGAAGAAGTGACTTTCATTTATGGGACGTCGGCGAACTAATCCTAGATCTTTACCGAGAAAACGGCGTTATTTGGGCTGAAATACGTGATATTTGGGAAGCTATAAGAGAAGATGGCGGCGATGAAAATAATGCTAGCGGAAGTCATACTGGAAGCGGAGACGATCCTGATCCGTCTGGGAACGGCGATGTCGACAACGATTTAGATAATCCTTAAAGAAAGAAGGTAAAGTTGGATGGCCATAACATCTCAAACGATGAAAATCGATTTAAGACCCGGTAGAACTTTACCGGTCTTGTACGTTAGTCAAAATGATTCAAATCTTGAAACGTTGCACTTTGAACTTTATGAAGCTACTCAACCGTTTCAAATTCCAGAGAGAGTTACAAATATTTATATTTATGGCTGTAAAGAATCTGGTGAAGTATTTAGCTTGCCATGTACGTGGAATGGTAACACAGTATCTGTAGACGTCACAAGTGTGATGACAGATACAGCTGGTGCTGTTATTTGCGAATTGTCGCTTCAGGTTGGTTTACAGTCTATACTTGGGACTGGAAACTTCATCATTAAAGTAGAAAAGTCTCCGTTTGTACAAGCCCATGTGTCTACGAGTTCTTTTGCCCAGATAACAGAAGCTTTGAATACGATACAGAAATATTATATGTTGTCAAAATCATGGGCTGTCGGGAATACTGGGGTTAGAACTGGCGAGAACACTAACAATAGTGAATTTTGGTGTGAGCAGGCAAGAATAGCAAGTTATGGGGGCGAGTATGATGAACCGACGGAAACTATGGCTTTCAGTGCTCATCCTATTAACGAGGAGGTAACTAATGGCTGATGTTTCGATATTAAAACTTAACGGTACTTCGTACGACATTACTGATAAGTTTGCAAGAAAAGGCAAAAAGAACATAATTTTTATAGGCGATTCGTACGGTAATCATCCGGACACAACTACGAACAATTATGTGTCATTAATTACGTCATGGTTTTCTGATCAGATAGGGGTATCGTATAGAAATACAGTTTCAGGATCGGCTTTTAATCAGAAAGATACATCTAGCGGATATATTTCTTTTAAAACTTGTCTTGAGAATTTATCTTCTAGCGTTACTAATAAAAAAGCGATCACAGATATTATTGTTTGTGGTGGAATGAACGATTGTCCAGCAGTTCATGGTGGAAGCGATTATAACGGAATTCTTACTGCCATCAACACTTTCGTTTCATATTGTCACACAAATTATCCGAATGCGATTGTCAGGATCGGGTTTATTGCTTATTCGAGTGATTTAACCTGCGCAGATCAGCTTAGAAATGTTTATGCTATGTACAAACGTTGTAATGAATGTGGAGCCGTTTATTTAAATGGTGTAGAAAACGCTTTCTATACAACGCACATGAATGCAGATATTTATCATCCAACAGCTGAAGGCGCAAAGGCTATAGCACTCGCTGTAGGAAACGCTATATTTACAGGGTTCGGAAATGTAACAGATGGCATGACTTATAAGTTTTGTACAATAACGAATTCCAGTACTGTACAGGAATTTGTACTTGGTGATACATCATGGAACAAGTCAAACTTCGCTATAGCTGTAAGTAGAAACAACAATATATTACATTTCAGAATCGCATACAGAATGTACTACGATTTTATTCGCTTAGTCAATAATAGTAGTATAAGTGGATGGGGTAAAACTTCATTTACAGCTGGAACGATAGACGCTGGTCCAATTTTTAATACTAGCGGTTACACTAATATAATGACAACATGCTATCTTAAAAACGGAACAAGCACCGTTGCGATTACCACAGCAGAAATAAGTATTACAGGAAAAACTTTACAAATAAAAGTACACGGAAACGGAAATAGTATCACGTTTAATGGTATCGAGTTTTTCCCGACAACAATTTCGTTCGATACAAAACAGATCCTTTAAACAGTGAACTTTAAGGAGGTGACTCCATTGTTTCATCTTCTTTGATCCAAACCCTTGTGGAAGGACGTCTGGGGACTGCGTTGTAAGAGCTCTTTGTAAAGCACTGGATAAATCGTGGGATGAAGTGTACTTAGCGCTTTGTGTCCAAGGTTACATCATGTGCGAATGGGGAAATCATAATGCAGTCTGGCCAGCTTATTTAAAGACTCAAGGTTTCAGAAAATACACCATACTAGACATAGCCCCTACCTGTTACACGGTTAGAGATTTCTGCCGTGATTACAGAGTAGGGACTTTTGTTTTATGTACTGGCGATCATGCAGTTTGTGTTAAAGACGGTGATTACTACGATGCCTGGGATTCGGGTAACGAGTGTCCCGTCTTTTACTTTAAGTACGAACCTATGTGAATGCTGAAAGGAGAACTAAAACCATGTATCCATACGATAACTATCCTGGTGTATTGCCGAACTATTATCCGAATCAGTCGACCAGTAGATCAAACTACACTGTTCAGCCGCAGACTGCAGTAAATCAAAATACCTCTAATCAGGTCATTTTCTACTATGTGCAGAACAAAACTGCGGCTGACAACTGGTTACTCGGGAAGAACGAGAGAGTGTACTTAATGGATTCGAATGAGCCGGTTATGTATCTTAAGGCAACAGATCAGGATGGTAGATATTTTCCAATGAGAACTTTCGACCTTGTAGAGAGAAAGGCACCAGTTCAGGGCCCGAATGAAGCGTCGAGTATTGACACAACGTCGTTTGTTAAGCGAGATGAGATAAACGCGTTAGTTGCTAAAGCAGTCGACGAGTATTTGTCGGCTCCTGCAAAGAAGGAGGCTTAACCCCATGGGAAATCCTTTCTTTAACCAGAATGCACCTCAGCAAATGCCGAACAATCCTTTTGGAAACATGATGCAGTTGATGCAGAATTTCCAGCAGTTTGCAAACAATTTCAAAGGGAATCCTGAACAGCGGCTTCAGGAAATGCTTAATTCTGGTCAGATGAGTCAGCAGCAATATAACCAATGTTCTCAGCTCGCGCAGCAGTTTCAAAACATGTTTAAGTTTAAACGTTAGGAGGTTTTGAATTAATGGCACTTACGGACAATGGTAATGGACTTAGTGCAGCTGATGTCGCAGCAGTAGTTGGAAATAATGGCGGTGGCATGTTTGGCAACGGCCTTTTCGGAGGCAACGATCTCGGTACTCTTCTCATTCTGTTTTTCTTCATGATCATTTTTGGAGGAGGATATGGCGGATGGAATAATAACGCAGGAGGAAGTATGCCGTACGTAGTCAATAACATGGATTCGTCCATTCAGAGAGGTTTCGATCAGCAGGCTGTCATTAGTGGTATTAACGGTATCAACGGTGCTCTTAGTTCTCTTGCTCAGGGTCAGTGTAATGGCTTTAATGGTGTTACGCAGGCCGTGAACAACGGAACTTATGGTATCACGAACGCTGTTAATAACGGATTCTATGGTGCTGAAATCGCTAATAACGGCAGGCAGATGAGCCTTATGCAGCAGCTTAACGCTATGCTGATGGCTCAGCAGAATTGCTGCTGCGAGAACAGAGCGGCTGTTGCAGATCTTAAGTATACCGTTGCTACCGAAGCTTGCGCTGATCGTGCCGCTGTGAACGATGCACTTAATAACCTTACCAATGTTGTTAACGCTGGGTTCCAGGGAATTCATAATGAGCTTTGCCAGGATAGACTGGAAGCTAAGGACCTTCGTATCAGGGAACTTGAAAACCAGCTTAACGTTGCTGCTTTCAACACTTCTCAGGTTGCTCAGACTGCGCAGCTTGAAGCTTTTATTAGAGCAAATCAGACGACTCCGACTACGGCCACTGCAGGTTGATGGAGGTGTGACAGATGGATTACACCAGAACACACGACAAGGCAAAAGACCTTGTTATGAAGGAAGTTGATAAGCTCGTAGATAAGGGATCTCTTACGCCTCAGGAGCTTCATAGTCTTTATGAAGCATATGAGACTGTAGAACACATCTGCAAGGCTAAAGAAGCTGAAGAGATGGAAATGACCGGCTACTCCGAGCGTGGATATTCGAGGAATGGTTACTCTAGCGGATGGCCTAACGGTCACGACAGATACTACGATATTCACGCCTATAATAATGGTAGTTCCTACAGGAGGGACTCTATGGGTAGATATTCCAATACCGATGGAAAGAGATATATGGTCGATGATCTCTACTCCATGAAGGAAAGCGTCTCTAATGAGGCTGATAGAGGCGCTATCCAGGAATGCATCAATAAGCTTAAAGCTTAAATGAACGCTTATCAGGCTGGCCAGCAGGTGTTGTGCGGGGACTATTCTCAGTACACACCTACTGGCAAGTCCTATTTCGTAAAAGCTGGACGATATTATAAGCAGCCTCTACCGTATGATACTGTCTACTTTTACTCTGATAATTTAGGACGGATCTCTCACGAAGGTTTCGTTAAGAAAGTAATTTGGCACACCGATGACGGCTCCTTCGATCTCTGCACTTCTGAGGGTAATACATCCGGAGAAGCTTATGATAGAAACGGTGGAGAGTGGAGAGAGAAGTGGTACTACAGAGTTAAAAAGGTAGGAAATGGAGCTAGAATCGATGGCTTCGGAAGACCTTTATACTCCACTGAAACTTGCACCGGTGAGGACGTCCTAAAAATTATGGAAGAATGGGAAGGGTACGAAGAGAAGCACTCTTGGGAACCGCTTTCCGCAATTTACACAAAGCATGAGAACCCAGGAAAGAATAACATCACGATGATGGGCTACTGGTATGCTGGTAACAAACGCTATCCTGCTCAGTGGTGCGCTCAGACTGTTTCTTGGGCTGTGTATCAGGCTTGTGTAGAACGAGCTAAGAAAGATATTCACTGGAACGGGTGGAGAAAGGCCGATTCAGGAGACTGGTACTACTACTTAGAAGGTGATCCGATCAAGGGTCGTTGGAGCTACATCGATGGAAGATGGTATGTCTTTGACGAAGCAGGACGGATGATTACCGGATGGTTTAAGCAGAACGGTAACGAGTGGTATTACTTAGGCGCTGACGGTGGAATGATCTCGAACCAGTGGGCTGAAATAGATGGGAAATACTACTACTTTGACGACACAGGACTAATGGCTAGAAACGCTTATGTTAAGGCTAAAGATCCTAAAGGTCCTGGCGAAAGAGTATATTACTGGGTTAACAAAGACGGCGTATATGAACCTGAGTGGGATACGTATACACCAGATCTTAAGAAGTATGAAGTAATTTAAGGAGGTATAGATGGCAGCAACAATCAGCGGAAATACTATATCTCTTACTCGCGGTGATACGCTTTATCTTACAGTTGTCATGACGAAAGATGGAGCGGCTTACACTCCGGTAGAAGGAGAGAAGGTACGCTTCGCTATGAAAAACAAGATAAGTGACGATGAAGAACCACTTATCTTAAAAGATATTCCGATTGACACTATGACTTTAAAGATTGAACCCGAAGATACAAAACCGCTTAAATATGGGGTCTATAAGTATGATATAGAATACACTTCCGTTGATGGTGATGTCGATACTTTCATAGGCCCGGCTAATTTTAACATCACGGAGGAGGTGTATTAATGGCTGGTCTCATTAATCGCCTCGAAATTAACGGAAAACTTCAAGGTACTGATATTGTTGACTCGGGGGCGCTCCAAACTTTACGGAACGCTTCCGGGTCTTCTCATTTACCAGCAACTATAGACCGTACAGCTATTCACTACGATACTACCGATGAGTGGAATTCAAAAAGACTTCTTGTCGGTCAAAAATCCCATATCTACGTGTATTCTGATTTTAAGACGGTTGTGGTCGATGGAGAAGAAGTTCAAGTTCCTGGAATCAAAATAGGCGACGGTAATTCTTATTTAATCGATTTACCGTTTGTATCTAATGCTGAAAGTCAAGCATACATTAAGGTAGACACTACAGCGAACTGGGGTGAGAAAACAAGCCTCACTTCAGAAGCTAATACAATTTACGTATACATGGATAAAGACGGAGAAGGGAACGTCACAAGCATTAAGTTTAAAGTAGGCGATGGCTCAAGTTACTTAGTAGATATTCCGTTTGCGTCTCCGTCTATGTCTGAATTTGAAGATCATATTAATGATAGAACTGTTCATGTAACAACGGAAGAAAAGACCTTCTGGAACAATAAGTGGAGAGGGTATATGGACGTTGCTGATGGTGAAAATCTCTATTTCACTACTAACTAAGAAAGGAAAATCAAAATGGCAGATATTTCTCAAATCACATTGCCTTCTGGTACTACTTATAATTTAAAAGATGCCCAGGCAAGGTCTGACATTGAAACCATTCAGTCGTCACTTACTGGTGGTATGCACTACATTGGTGTTACTACTACAGCGATTAGTGATGGCGATACAACGAATCCTGTTAAAATTAATGACGCAGATACCACTGCTAAGAATGGTGATCTTGTTATGTACGGAGACCTTGAGTTCGTATGGTCTACTGCTGATAACAAGTGGCACGAGTTTGGTTCTACGGGATCTCTTAAGGCTTTAGCATTTAAGGACACGGCTTCTGCTAGTTATAAGCCTGCTGGTAGTGTGTCTAAGCCGACGTTTACTGGATCCGAATCTACTGTTACAGTTACTGTAGCAAGCAATACATCTGGTAACTACACACCTGCTGGTACTGTGTCTAAGCCTACCTTTACGGGCGCTTCTATGACGTCGACCGGTGCGTTTACTCCTGCAGGAACGGTATCTGTCAGTACAAAGTCAACCACTAACGCTACAGCTACAGTCAGTGCGGCATCTTCTGGTACAGCGACTTATACCCCTGCTGGATCTGTTTCGCAGCCGACTTTCACAGGTACTGCATTTGATTCGTCTGGTAGCTTTACACCTGCTGGAACGGTTGCATTCACAAACACTAATAAGACTACTACTGTGTCAAAAGCGTCTTCTGGAGACGCGACGTATACCCCTGCCGGAACGGTTGCAGCCCCTACAATTTCTGTTAAGACTGCCGGAACCACTACAACCGTTCATAATCCTACTTCAGTTACAGTCGCAAAGACTGTTGTTGCGGCTGCTCCTGGTGCCACAGCTCCTGCTAACGCTTTGACTTATTATGCTGTATCAGGTGAAGTTCTTAGTCTCTATCAGCTTGGGTACACTACTGGTGCGTCTATTACAACCTCTAATGTGACGGTTAAGACTGGAGACGCTGCATATCAGGCTAGTGCTCCTGCCTTCACTGGTACTGGTGCAAGGCTTGTTACGGGTAACATTCCTGTTCCGACTAGTGCATCGTTTACTGGAACCGAGGGTACTGTGACCGTATCTGGTACTGCTACAGGTACCGTATCTAAGCCTTCGTTTACTGGTACTGGTGCAAGACTTGTTACTGGTAATATCGCTGTTCCGAGCGCATATACCGCCACATTTACCGGTACAGAGGGAGATGTATCTGTGTCTGGTACCACGACCGGATCTGTCTCTCAGCCGACCTTCACCGGTACTAAAGTTCTGATTTCTGGTAAGACCACTGCTGCAGGTAGCGTTTCTCAGCCAACCTTCACTGGCACTCAGGCGACGATCACAGTTTCATAATAAAGGAGGTATCAGATGGCTGATATTTCCAGTATTAAGTTACCGGATAATTCGACTTATACGCTAAAAGATGCTACCGGTAGAAAAGAAGCATATCTAGAGTGGGGTGGAAGAAATCTTTCTGCTAGTTACGGACCTATTGACGCAGCGATGGTCCCTGCTCTAGGCGCTAATCGTTTCGCTTTTCTTAAACTTGCTGGTGTCACGGTCGAATACTCTAGAGACAAAGGTGCAACATGGGTCGATTATGGATCATCTGCCGAAAATACAGGCAATCTTTTTTGTCCTGGAAAATCCGCTGCTTTAATGATAGGTAAAGCCGATGCCAACAACAAAGCGACTGCTAACGGAGATAAATATCAACTTCGTATTTCGATAAATACCTATTTGGCCAATATATATTCAACTCTAAATAAATTTGTCATCTATGTTAGTACTAACGGAAGTAGCAATTGCACCGTTTCTTTAGAGAAAGCGACACATGGCAATCCAACTGCGTTTACTTCGCACTTCTCTGATGTTCCCATTAGTGGCTGGAGCGGTTTCAATGTTATAAATTGTGCTGAGATTACAACTTATGGTAATAGTAATTCACAGTATCAATATCTTCGTTTTATATTTAAAGCTAATGGCGGAAGCGCAAATTATATAGGCTTAAATGTAGCTAGCTTGATGGCTTTTGGAGGCGTTGGCTGGACCACTCCATCCACAATGGCCAGAACTGGTGATGTTTATAATTTGGATTATTTGCAAAACGTTTCGTTTCCTAATGAAGTGACTGCTACGGAATTTATTGGACCATTAACTGGAAGTGCCACAAAAGTTAACGGTCATACAGTAAACTCCGATGTGCCTTCTGGAGCTAAGTTCACCGATACCAAATACACCGCTTCGACTAGTAAGTTAGTTACCACAACAGTCCCTAATGTAACAAATAAAGGTACGGTTCCTAGCCTTACTATCACGTCAACTGCTTGCGATGATATTACGGGTTGGACCACTAATACGCCAACAAGCGCCTCAGTTTCAGGCGGAATCTTAACTATTAGTATTGGAACGGCTGCGGATCTTGACTATACGGCGAGATCCGTCGGTTCTGCTTCAGGCTGGAATGCGGGATCAACCCCAACACTTGGTACAGCAATCACAGTAGCTACAGGTTCACTTGCTTCAAACGGCGGCGGAGGTACAGTTGCAACAGGAATTACAGCGTCATAAGGAGGTAGGTTATGGGCTATATTGCTAAAACTAAAATAGGGTCTACAACCTACCCTGTAGGCTCCTGTCTGTATGGAACGTGTGCTACAGCGGCCGCAACAACAGAAAAAGACGTGGTGTGTTCAGACTTTGATACTTTGCTTGAAGGTGTGACTATCCACGTTAAGTTTACGCATCATAATGGTGTAGCGAATCCAACACTTGACGTTAATAGTACCGGAGCCAAAGCCATTAAACGATATGGAACTACAGCTCCTTCTACTAGTGCTGGTTCGTCTTGGCAGGATGGATCTGTTGTAAGCTTCACATATGATGGAACGTACTGGCAGATGAATGGGTGGCTTAATGATAACTCTAACACTTACGATAGAGAATATCTTAATGCTACCACGAAAGCTGTTAGTGCTATTACTGCTGGTACTCTTATGTGCGGTACTGCAAGCGGCTATAAGCAGGTAGCTAAGGGTGTTGCATTTGATATTTCATACCCAATATGTTACACGGGTAGCGCGTACGCCGCAAATGGTACGAGATCGGATCCGTATCCAGCCATACCATTTAGTTTCAAAGCAACTAATGGCGGCACAGCTCCGAACTTTACCGCTTACAAGGCAGTTTACCTTAAGGGCAAGTTAGTTGGGTCTACGTTTACAATCGACTCAACAACCATGTGGACTCAGACAGTACCGACAAGTGCTGATGGATTCCAGTATTATTTACTTGGTACTGCATATACTACTGAATCCATGAGACTTATTCATGTCCATCCTATCTTTGAGTATAGAGACGGATCTTTTCATAAGCATAATCCAACCAAAGCAACATACACAGCATCTACAGAAACTTTAGAGATTAATTTCTAAGGAGGTATCAAAATGGCAGCAATTGTTGATAAATTAAAGAAACAGATTAAAGCACAGAACAAATCCACAGCAGGAGTTCAGACTATTTCTCAGGCTATCAAGGCTCTTGGTGGCGAGAGAGAAGGAGAGGATATTGCTAAAGCAGTGGATGGCTCTATTATTACCGTAACCAAAGCTTCTGAAGAGGAGTAAACTATGACTACTAACATCTTCACAAAAGAGTGGCTGATCCCAGCTTTAAATAGAGCCGTTAGAACAATGGTTCAGGTAGCACTCTCTATGTTCAGTGTGGGTCAGCTTATCACCGATATTGACTGGGTAGCAATTTTATCTTGCGCTGTTGTGGCAGGGATCTATTCTCTCGGAACATCTGTTCTCCTTGGAATCCCGGAAGGAGACACTGCTGGAACAGTGAATCTCGATAACTATCAGGGCGATGATATTATGTATGTATCTGACTTACGTATTGACCCTGAGAAACTTAAGACCAGATCTACGGTGACGTTCAACGTAAAAACTGGCAGTAAGGAGTAACGCACTTCTACATTAATCCTACACTTTAACCCTAAAACACAAGCTTTTAAGCCGATTTTAAGAATCAATTATGTGGTACTTTTCGCCCAATGCTAATCCTTAGAAAATGGCTTAAAAGCTTATGTTTACGGGGTAGGTAGAGTCAGTTAAGAGTAGTTAAAATAGGACTGTTCATACATTACTCCTACACTTTGTTAATCTCCGAACGAAGCCAATCAATGTCACGCTCTGTATACACATTCTCTGTTAAATCAGAGATTACGTGTCCAATAATCCTCTTAATCGCAAAATCTTCAACGCCTTTCTTTTTTTTGCCATGGTAACGAAGGTTTATTGGCTTATGAGCTTTCGGCGGTAGGTCGTAATTTTTTCAATTCGTATAATAGCAAATTAACTTTTTATTCGAAAGGAGAATAAGCATGGAAAATACAATGGTTAATGTTTCTGAAAAAACCGAAATGGAGAAACTCATCGATTGGCTTAGTGAGAATTTGGATGGCAAATTCCGTCTTAAGCAGCGCTATATTAACGGTGGATCACAGGTGATGATCTTCGATAGTAAAGGCGACTATCTTTGGGACGCGATTTGTAACAACATGTCTTACGGACGTGAAGATGGACTTATCGAGGTTATGGAACACACCGTTAACAACTATGTGCTCACGGAAGAAGAAAGGAGTTACGACGACGTTTTGGGTTGGCTTACAGCCCAGGATATAATCGACAGATTAGAGGGTAAGAGCTCTGAGTAAAATCAGGGCTTTTTCTTTTTGCTCGTATATTTTTCAACTCCTTTAATGAAGGAGGTAAAATCAAATGTCTAATGAAGAGTTAGAAGTAAAGGTGCAAAATCTGGAAAAACGATTAACACAGTTAGAAGGATATTTTAAATCTTTATGTTACAGAATTAGATTTGAGCAAACCGGAAACGAAGAGTTTTTAAAGAAAGCTAAAGAAGAAACAGAATTAACAGATTGGTTAATAAAGAATTGGCTCTGATTAATTTCAGGGCTCTTTTCTTTTTCGCAAAATTTTCATCTCCTATTATAGAAAATATATTCAGAAAGGAGATTTGTTATGAGAACATTAAAAGTAGTACCGTATTCGCCTGCGGAGGATAAATTTGTAAACAAGCTTATGCCTGTTTGTAAAGATAAAGTTGTCTGCAGACTTGGAGCACTTTTTGGATGGCCATATAACGAATACGTTATAACTGAAGAAGATTTTCAACGGATAAAAACAGAAATTTTAAAAGAAAAGAAGGAGTCCTGAACAAGGGCTTTTCTTTTTGCTCTCGAACAAAGTGAGAGGGCCGTTGAGTGTAACGAAACAAAACAACTTTGAAAGGAGAAAACCACATGAGAAGTAAGCCAATTTGCCCTGACACAAGAAAATGTTTTGGAAGAAAAGCTACATCTGACGTTTGTAATGTATTAAGATCTGACGAACACGGAAGGTTTTATAAGAAAGACAGAGAGTGTCCTTTTTGTAAGCCCGAGAGAGACAAAACAGACGGAAAGAAGTACCCCATGATGTATGGAGAGAATCCGGGCTATATCAAAATGCCAAAGGATGATCCGGATTGGAGCAATGATGGAAAGATCTGAAGCTTACAAAATAGTATACGATGATCTTATTAAGTTCAACATGTTCAAAGGCGTATACGACGCTAAAAACGGGAATATTTCATTCATGAACGGTATAGCCTGCGTAATGGAAGTTATCGCTAATGACGCCGGATGCTACGACGAATTCTGTGAACTTTTCTCAGATAACATTCTGAAATCTGAAAAGAAAGCTAAAACGAAATCCTAAAATTTTCCCGGTGGGAGTTTTTAGGAAATGATTTCAAGCATATGGGTTACAGCTTTCTGTGGTACTTTGGTATTCGTAAAAATTTCACCTCGTATAATGCAAACTGTTGTTTAATTCAAAGGAGGGAACTATGGAATACTATTCTGTAGCTGGATTTTATTTGGATTTTGGAGCAGACGATGTGGACCAGGACCTGTTTCCTGAAGAAAAATACAGGTCCAAAGAGAACGCTATGAAGCGAGCTCTGGAGGAGGTAGCAAAGGTCGAGAAGGAGAAAGGTGTTTCTCTGGAAAGACGCGACTACGACACATGTACCGTGTGGTCGTGGGATAATGAGGCTGAATATAAAGCCAATTATCCTTACGGGCCATGGCGGTGCAATGATGGTGTCAAGATCGGCGTCTGGAAGGAGAAACTGGTCCTTCTTGATGACTGATCCAGAGAGGCTTCATAGCCTCTTTTCTTTTGCTCTTGAACGAAACGAAGTCGCAATAAAAACATACCCTCTTATAGAATAATACTAAGGAGGAATAGATATGTTTATGCTATTAGCAGCCCTTGGAGTGATATTTACAGTACTGTTCGGTACGCTGCCTGGAGCGGTGTACTTCGGAATAGCGATGTTTTATGACTACCGATTTGGACCGGTAGCAATTCTGTTACTATTCTTAAATGCGTGTTATGTAATGCTAAGCTCGGATTGATATCTGGGCTTAATATTTTTCTCACTCCTTTCGAACAACAGTTCGTAATTTTTACAATGCATATAATGAAGGACTAAGTAAGATTAATTACAACCGTTGATCGAGCCTGAAAGGAGGACGACATGACGAAGCTTTATAGCTGGGTTGCTGCGATGGAAGAAATCGTGAGGATTCTTGGGGGTAACGCTGAAAGTGTTACCTACGAGGGTAAGCGCGAGACTTACCGTCGAGGCGGAAAGGCGGTGGAGCTGGAGCGTGAGCTTTGGTTCGACGACGAGGAGTATAACTCCTACGTGGTCAAGGAGGTAAGCACTTAACAGTGCTTATTTCTTTTTCTTTTCGTTCAAAATTTACAACGCCTTTAATGACAATGAAAACAATTTAAAGGAGGTAAAGGATGAGACTTTATGCGGAATGTATTATGAAAGGGATCAAGAAACAGTACCGTGACAAAGTTAGGGAAGAGTTTGTTCGCTGTTATTCTGATATTGTAGATGAAAACAATGCGCGGTTCACTGTGTGGAATGACGAGTATGATCGACTGTACGGAAGTGTCGATGATTCGCATTATAACAGGTGGATCGCGGAAAGGATGCAAAATCAGATCGACAGTAAAGAGAGATCTAAATTCTTGGTATTTATTGTGAACCCGGATGATGATACCATTCACGCCTATATTAAGGGCTATGCGAAACAAACCGATATTTACTTTGGATTTAATGAGGCTTAACAAAGCCTCGTATTTTTTACAAAGCATATAATGCAAACTAATAATGAGATTTTAAAGGAGGATTTTATGAGTAAATTTAGCATTAAAAAGATTCTTGTCGGTTTAGGAATCCTGGCAGCCGGTATTGCCGGTTACTTTGGATTAAAGGACGCAAAAAGAAACTACGTTAATGCGAGAAAGGAGGAAGAGACTCCGGACGAAGATCCGTGTGAGTTTGTGGAAGATGAGGACGCTTAACAGCGTCTTTTTCTTTTTCGTAATAGATTCAGAGCCTATAATGACACGTTAACTTACTTGAAAGGAGAACAAGTATGGAAGAAGAGAGAAAAGAAGAAGATGTCCTGGACCTTGCGATTCAGAACGAGTACGAAAACAGCGGTAGTTTTGCTGTTGGAACGGAGCAGTTGACTAAGTCGAACTCGACTATTGCAGCACTGTACAAGGCAAAAGCTGATATTCTTAAGTCTCAGACCGAGGCTGAAACCGAAGCTAATAAGATCGAAGCAGAGAAAGAGATCAAGTTGGCCGAAATTGAAGCCGAGGAAAGGAGAGATAAGCGGCAGACCTTGCAGCGTTACGTCGGGGTTGGCGCGATGGTGGCTGTTGCAGGAGCGGCGCTGTTTGCGGATTCAGACAGCTGGATTGGAAGAGTCAATAAAGGAGTTTTCAACTTGGCAACTAAAGTAATATTTAGAGGCTGAGTTGACGGTCAAGGCTCTGTAGAAATTACAGGGCCTTTTATTTTTGCCGTTGAACGTAGTGAGAGGGCCTCGTATTTTTTACACACCGTATAATGCAAAATATAGATACAAGCGGGGCGGGTCCTGTATACGGGGCATGAGGTACCAAGGTAGATGTAGATATTCTACTGAGGGGTGGTAACGACGTGAGTCCACCAGATGCTATATTTTTTTCGAATTTTTTACATTCCCTATTATGGGGTTGAAAATACATTGATATTTGGAGGCGAACTTATGAAAGAGTTTTTACTGAAGCATCCATTTTGGGCTTACTGTATGCTCAACTGTATGTGCGTTACTGTAGAAAGTATAGTTAATGGACGCCAGAAGAGAGAAAAGTTTTTAAACCGAATGGTGGATATAGCAGATGAAACAGTAGGAGAACTTAAGGAGAAGTTTGAAAAGAAGAACGACAAAGTAGTACCGATGGGTTTTCACTTCAATAGAGAAGAGGCTTAACATAGCCTCTTAATTTCTCGTAATTTTTACAATACGTATAATGAAATAGTAATACTAAATATTATAAAAACGGAGGATATAGAAATGAGAAAACTTATCGCTGTTATTATGATGATGGTAGCTATGAGCAATGTGGCTTTTGGAGCCGCAATTGGAGAGTATGAAAAGATGCGAATCTTAGAAGGTACTTATGAGGTATGCGATAAGTATCCTTCTGTGAAAGGCTTGAATACTGATACTTGGACGGAAGTTGATGCTTTCGGAAACCAGTATAGGATTTATTCCTATATGGAATCCGGAAAACAGAAACTGGTCTGTCTTAAGCATCATGTATCGAGACAGGAACGGAAGGCGCTTAAAGCAGCAAAGAAAGCTGATAAGTAACTTCTGAGAAGAAGAGCGATTTTCATGCTCTTCTTTTTTTTCTCGTAAAATTTTCAACGCCTATAATGAACAGAAAGGAGATATTATTATGGCAAACTTTTTAAGCGGATTTTGGACGCCGTCCATGATCATGACTACAGTTATGATGATGGCGTCTATGGCTGCTTTTATAGCAGCTATGGTGTATCTTAATGATGAAGAAGAGAAGGACTCTGAATAATTTCAGGGTCTTTTCTTTTTCGTAAAATTCTCAATGCATATAATGAAGACTAAGTCGAAATGGTAAGACGCTGGGAAACCAGAGGAATGGGTTCGATTCCCATAGTCTTTATTTTTTTTCTTTTTGAACGAAGTGAGGAATGTAGTGGAGTATGTTTCTGAACTTAGCACTAAAATTGAAAAACTTGAGGAGGCAAACGAGAAGTAATAGTAAACGGGGAGTTTAACAGCTCCTCGTATTTTTTTCACTCCCTATAATGCAAACTGAAAACGATTTTAAAGGAGGTAGCAATGAATAATCCTTGGGAAGTAATCGGCTTGGTTTTAATTGGAGTAATTTTAACTGGTTGGTTAGGTCCTGTTGGGTTGCTCGCAACCTGCATTGGGATCGCTTACAGATTTAAGAAGAAAGGAGAGTGAGAAATGACTGATAAAAAGAGAATAATCAAAATACTTTGGTATTACGCTGTCTTTTACACTGTGGTGTATAAGATGGTTGATATAGCAATAGAGATTGATGATATTTGGGAGAGGTCTTTTTGATCTCTTCTTTTTTTTGAACGCTCATTCGTAATTTTTTCAATCCTTATAATGCAAACTTATGATTTCATTTAAGGAGGAAGATTATGGATATTAGAAAACTTTTTGGATTAGAAACCGAGAACGAGAACCTGGTCGGAATGACCGAAGCAATCATGGACGAATCCGAGAGGATCATGAAGAAAGCATTGGTTGGAACCATGAAGTTCGAAAACATTCAGGACATGAGTTCTGAGGATTTTGAGCTTATACGCGAGAGCAGTGCTCTTTGGAAAGATTACAAAGATTGCGCCATGAAAGCTGCGGAACGTCTCGACCAGATGGAAGACTTGAAAAAGGAGGTAGAAAAAATGAATAAGAAGCTTGATTACTATAACGAGCTTCTTAGTGAGATCAAGACAAATCTGCGAGAAATCGCAGAGAAGAAGGACGCTTAACAGCGTCTTTTTCTTTTAGATTCGAAGGCACTGAGAAGCTATATTGCGAATGAAATGAGCTTCGTAAAATTTTCACTCCTTATATTGAAACTGTAATGTGCAGAATAAATTAAGGAGGAAATGCTTATGTTTATGTTAGGTATTTGTATGATCTTAATGGGAGTTGCGATATTAATATTTGACAACAAACAAGGTAAAGATTGATCCTGATGGGAACTGTACATTGCAGTTTCCCTTTATTTTTGCTATCGAACGAAGTGAGAGGGCCGTTGAGCGTAACGAAACAAAACGAAAGGAGGAAAAACACATTTGTTTATTCATGTAAATTTTAAGAATGGAAACAAACCTCTTCTATTTCGTGGTAATGAGTCGATGGTAAATGAAAAAATCGAAGAACTTAAGAAAGACTATTACCTTGAAGTAGACACGCTCGTATCTGGTGGAATATTTGTTGACGCCGACAGACTTGACATAGAGGAGGATTATACGAATGAAAAATAAGAAACTTGTGATATTTGGAGCTCTTGCAATCGGCGGACTTGTTGCAACTGCTGTAGCTACTGCGTGGGGGACTGCGAAGGCTACTAGAAAGATCGACGAAGTTAAGCCTGAAACGAAGAAAGAAACCGTGAAGCTCGTATGGAAGTATTATATTCCGGCTGGTATCGCAATGGGCGTCACGATTATTTCAGATGTGTGTTTCTATCGGATTGGTCTTAAGGAAATTGCAGCTCTTACTGCTTCTGTATCATACCTTACGGCTAACAGGGATAAGCTTGAAAAGAAGTTTAAAGAGACTGTTGGCGAAGAGAAGTTTAAAGAAATTAAAGATAATGTTAGAACCGAACTTGCGACCGAATTTGCACCGAAGAAGGGAGAAAAGAACGTCCCTTTCGAATTAATGAAAACGCGGTTTCCAGCCGAGCCTACAGGTTGTGGAGAGACTCTGTTTCAAGACGGCTGGAGCGGGAGATTCTTCAGATCTGACGTTCCATCTGTTGTTGACGCAATAAAGAAGTTTAACGATAGATGGGGTAACGGCGAGTACATGTGTTACAACGACCTCTATGATTTGTGGGGAATTACATGCACTCATCAGGGCAATGAGTATGGTTGGCCAAATAATGACAACGAACTTGATACTTCCGTAGATATTGAGTTTGAAATTAACAGAATCGGAGAAGAAGAGATGGTCGAAGGGTATAGAAATATTGGTGAAGATATTTACGTTATCGAACCTGTAACCTATCCGATGCTGTGCTGGCAGGAATTATAAGGAGGAACAAAAATGAGCATTTTTAAGAAATTTATTAAATCCGCAACAACGACGTTCATTAAGAATAAGCCGGCGATTATGACCGGTATTGCACTTGTGTCTCTCGGTACTACTGTTTACGTTGCGCTTAAAGAGGGCGGAAATATTAAGGAAGTTCTTGATATTCATAAGGATGAAGTAAATGAAATCGAGAACGATCCTAAGTTAACTGCGGAAGAGAAGACTGAAGAGATTAAGAAAGAGCATATGGCAGCTGCTAAGGCTATTGCTCCGTCTATCGGTATGGTTGGTCTTGCAGCTGGCATTACAGCATTTAGTATCTTTGGTATTAACAAAGCTCATACTGCTAAAGAGATTGCTGCGTCAGCTTTACTTGAAAGTTATAAGGCGCAGGTCTTAAAGTATGAAGAAAAGTTGCCTGACGTTCTTGGTAAAAAGAAAGCGGAAGAGTTCATGACCGATGTACATATTGCATCGTCAGAAGATTTAAGTAAAAAGGCAGGTACTGATCAGGCGTACACGGCGGTTAAATACACAGATAAGGTACCGATGATCGACTCATTTGGTACAAGGTTTATCGCGTCACATAACGAATTGGATAAGGCAATAAATCATCTTGGAAAGGAGCTAGTAGATGACCAACGACCAGTTAACTATTCCGACTTCATGTATGAGAACTTCAGTAAAGTCGACATAAACGAGAACGCTGCAGATTTCTTCTTTGATCCGGATGATATTCCGACAATTAGAACCGAGGTGTATCAGGATCCGATCTTAGATACGCCCGCTTATCACGTTTATTACAGGTATGGCGGGCCGGTCCCTTCTGGGAAATTAGAGCACAGGTATTGATATCCTACTGGGATGCAACGAGCCTCGATGAATTGTGGTAAGTTCTTGTCTCGTAATTTTTTCAATGCATATAATGCAAATGTTGTGTGTATTGAAAGGAGAAAATCATGTTCGGATACAAACTTGTTAAAGAGGAGAAAACCGAAAACAAAAAAGAGAAGACCTTTACAGTAAAGGGCGCTCTTAAGACGGTGGGAAAGACGGTTGGCGTCGGACTCGCAGTCGGAGGAGCCTTCCTTGCTGGGAAGGAATTCGACAAACTTGGGTTCGGAAAGGAGGACAAGACCGAAGAACCTGATGATCAGCCTGTAGGTACTGACGACTGAGTAACGAAGAGCTTGTGAGAAATCACAGGCTCTTTTGTTTCTATCCTTATTAAACAGAACAAAATGAAAAGGAGAACAAACTATGGCAAATACTATCGACACGACCGTATCCAACATCCTTGCTGAGACTGCTCCTAGCGAGGCGAAAGTGAATCCTTTTAGAGGTTACAAGGGAAGCGAAATCGGACTTCAGAAAGGTCACGAAACCAGAACAAGGAAACGTCTTGAAAACATCGAACTCTTAAAGAGTATCATAAAAGACGCTAAGGGTAAGATCTCCAGAAAAGAACTTAAAGAAATAACTGGAATGGCCACATCAAGTCTTGACAGTTATATTAATGCTTTCGATGACTCGCATTATGTAAAAACATACGGTTTTATTGAGTATGTTGAAAATCCTAAAGATCAGGAAAAGATCAAGGAAGTTACCGAAAAGGCTGAGAAAGCAGCTAAGGAAACCTTCGAAAGATACAACCCTATTAAAAAGAACGACGAAGGATACTCCGATCACACAGCGGGAAAGGCGATCCAGATGATTGACGACATTAATGGCTATCAGAAACCTGGTGAGATCTGGAGAAGCACGTACTCTAACGGAAACAGAGTTAATGTAGTAGTAATCCAGTCCTTTAAGGATGGCTTCTGCACCTGTTTTGAAGTAAAGAAAGACCCCGCTGGTATGGGTAAACTCTATAACCCGATTTACTGCGTTTGCATAGACCTTTACACGAAGGAATATGTGGACTGCAGAAGAGCTATGAGTAGGCCAACTAGATATTTGACCGAGAAGGTTGGCGAAGTTAAGAATTTCGCAGCGATTATCAACAAGTATTGCTTCTTACACGAGATGCTTGTTGAAAAGGTTGTGGAAGTTGAGAAAGTTGTAGAGAAGCCTGTTGAAGTAATTAAAGAAGTTCCTGTCGAGAAGAAAGTCGAAGTTCCTGTTGAAGTCATAAAAGAGGTTCCCGTTGAAAAGAGCGTAGAGCCAATTGACGTTGCTTTACTTAGACAAAAGGCTGAATTTTTCGAGAAGGCTTATCACGATCTGCTGGATGTTCTGAAGGGGGTGGAGTGATGAAAACAGTGTGGGTTCTGTTTAATAATGATGACACTGTATTTCAGATATTTACCACAAAAGAGAAGGCGGAGAAATACCTAAGAGACAACTTTAACAAGGAATACACTTACGACGATTGGTTCGAAATGTATTATTTGCCGAGTCTAAACCCTGGTGAATTCACTCCGCCACCTTCCTTCATACAAGGACCAATTTATTATATTGTAGAACATCCGGTAGATGAGGAATAGGAGGTAGAAAAATGAAAGAGATGATTTACGGAAATAATGGCAGAAAGTCTGAAATTCTTGTTAATGGCACATACAAGGGTATTCAGTATGTCGTACTTAATATTCGCGGAACGCATCCTTGCTGCTACGTGAATCTGCCTGAAGATCATCCTTGGACGCGGTACGTTGGAGATAATAGCTATGCTAATTTTAATTGCGGATATGACGAGATCCCTGTAGAGTGCCATGGAGGTCTTACTTTCGCTGATGATCATCTAAACTGCAAGACACATTACGAAGGCGATAAGAGGGTAGTTGACGTATCGCTCCCAGGTAACTGGATTGGATGGGACTATGCTCACTGCGAAGATTTCACATGGTATCCAGGAAGAGAACCTTATAAATTTGAAAAGGTATGGACTATTGCGGAACTAATCGCAGACTGCAAGAAGGTAATCGATCAAGTGATTGAAGTCTATGAAAAATAATCATATAGAATACGTGGGTGACCTTAGTAAGCTTATTAGGGTCACCTATAGCAATGGCTTTCATGATGGATTTAAGAAAGGAAGGTGCGTCAAAATGATCGGAGATAAGAAGATTGTTGAATACGAAAACTGGTGCCCTAAGTGTAAGTACTTAAACGTAGACGAGGTCGAAGAACCTTGTAACGAATGCTTAACGTATCCGGCCGTAGAGGATAGTCACAAGCCAATTAAATTTGAGGAAAAGTGATGAATAACGTTACAATGTTCTTCGTCTGCGTTGGAGTAATTACACTTTATATAGTTGGTGTGGTATTAATCTCTGGAATATTCGCAAACATCTTAACAGACGGTGTTCCAGATGACTACGACTATATTATGTTAGCCGTCGCTTTACAGACTTTTATTAGTATTGCGTTAATTTGTGACAAGTTAACAGGAGTATTAAAATGATCGACGGTATTAAGTTTGAGGAAAAGTGATGAATGATTTATTAATAATTTCTCAATGCATCGGGATATACGTCATGTATTTACTGTTCGTAATTGCTATCACTGGTTTGTTTGCATTTAAGCTTTTTGACTTAAAAGGCATGGACGATGAAAGTGAAGCTTTAACGTTCTCTACAATAGCGAATGTCGTTCAAGCAGCAGTTGCAATTACGGCGATAGTTCTATATATGAGGAGGTTTCGATGATCGACGGTATTTTTCCTGATAACGAAACCGCATTTATGACAGATGAGACATGGATAGATTATTGTATTCTTGTCTGGTGCTGTAATTCATTAAATGCTAGAGCAGGAGCGCTTCGCTATAAAGATCCATATACAGCAGCTCTGCTTTTTAGAGCGCAACAGGTCATTATGTATTTAAGAGAGAAGGAGAAGAAATGTGCGTTAAACACAAAGTGACGCTTTATATTTGTAAGCGTGGTTTCTGTAAGAACTGCTCAGATCTTTGCAACTTAACCACACACCGGGAAAGAGCAGTCACGGATTATGGTCCGGACTTCGATCCGGAGACTAGACCCGATCGGTTTAAGAAGGAAGAAACCGACAATAAAATCTGGTATACAGAGCAGGAGGTTAAAAATGAAAACTATCGGAACAGTAATTAATACATTGATCATCGTTGGCGGTATGGTAGCAGCGTTTGTAACAGGAAGTATATTCGGATATTCTATTGCAAAGTCCGAAAACAAGTCTAGACCTTATACGTATTACTGGCCGAATTACAATCCTTATAAAAACTACAAAAAGGAGGAAAAAGAAGATGAAGAAAATTAAATATTGTGCTTATCCGGTCGGGGTGATCCTGGCCTTTTTTCTTGTTATTGAGGCATTGATATTTGCGTTTGCTCCTGTAGACACAAGTGCTTCTGAAATGGAGCATATTGGAAAATTCAAAATCACCTTTTATTGTCCATGCCACAAATGCTCTGGAAATTGGGGGCATAAGACAAGTTCTGGAGCAAGAGCAACAGAAGGAAGAACTGTAGCAGTAGACACAAAAGTAATTCCGTATGGGACACATCTATATATTGAAGGCTATGGTGAGTTTATAGCGGAAGACACTGGTGGTTCGTGGGTTCAGGGGAAGCATATTGATATTTTCCTTGAGGACCATTCGAGGTGTCTTGATAATGCCCATGGTAAAAAATACAAGGAGGTGTACATAGTTAAATGAACTTTATAGTACTATTTGCACTCTGTATCATCTGTAGTTCGATTGTGTCCGCAGTATTTGCTTCAGGGCTCTTCGAGTTCGAGAGAAAGAATTATGAAGAGCTTAGTAACAAGATTAACGAAATCAAAACCGCATTAGAAAGGAGTATCGATGATGGAAAATGAAAAAAGAGAAATTAGGAGAGTGATTGATCCTGCGGATAGGGAAATTTCCCCGGGTAGGAAAATCCTGAAATCGTTTGTGGAAATTGATCTTAAGAATTTTACTGAATGGCTCTGGGTTGATTACATCGTACCTGGAGCCAAAAATTTTGTCCTGGATGCGATTTCAAAAGTCTTCTGGGGAGATAGCACAAGGAGCAGCAGTGGATATTCCAGAAGAAGATCTGACTACAAAGAAGACTATACGAGGCATTCTAAGTATAGTTATTCATCTTCGTCTGTGTCGTCTGATAGAAGAACCATCGATAAACCCAGAAAAACCGAAGACATTCCAGATTACAGAGATATTCCTTCCATGTCAGCTGGCAAGGCGAATGATATTGTAAGCCAGATTAACGACTGGCTTGAAGATTATCCGAATCTTACAGTGACACAGTTCTACTACATGTGCGGTTACGACAGCCTTGATCCTATTGATAATAAGTGGGGTTGGACTAAGGAAACTATGAGAGGGCTCGGAACCAAGAGAGCTCCTAGAGGAGAAGTGTATCTCGTTGTTCCGGAGGCACAGCCGTTATGAGTGTTAGTGACATTGCTCCTTGTAAAGGGTGTAAGGATAGATATTTAGGGTGCCATGATAGGTGCCCTAAGTATCTCACCTTTAAGGATAAAGTTAATGAAATTAAGAAGAAACGGTGTGAGTACTATAGTTCTTTGACACCATATTCAACTAAAACTATATCTAAGTTTGTGAAAATGAGGGGACAGAAATGAAATACATCATTGAAATTGAAAATGAGTTTAAGGATTCTTATGGTAATAAGCTTTATAAAGCTAAGAGTTTCAATAGTCTTGTGTTCGATCAGAATGGGCTCGATAAACTTGAAAAATATGAAGCCTTCCAAACCTATAATAAGGGTTACCAGCAAGGTTATGAGGACGCAAGGAAACGGTTTGATCCGATGTATTTTGAACCTGGAGACATCGTGGAGGATAAAGAAGGAAATAAGTTTGCCTTTGTAAATATCGATAGCAATGGAGAATATTACCGTTTTTCGCGTCTGGGATATCCGGTCAGCAAATTGTTTGGTAGATCATATCTTATTGAAAATAAATTTGTAAAAACAGGAGAAAAAGCTGATTTGATTTATATGGACAACAAGTTGTCTTATGTTTCTTACTGTTGTAATTATTGCTGCTGCGATAAACGGGAGGTCTAACATGGAGCATATTTTACAATTTGGTGTGACTATTGACGATCACGCGATTGAAGAGCGCGCAGTGAGTGCTGCTTCTAATGCTGTTGCAGAAGAGTTAAAGAAGAGAATTTTCGAAAAGTATTATGGCAGCTATGGTGGACTTACTTCTGGAGTGGAACATCTTGTAGAACGGTTCCTGCAGAATAACAAGGACGAAATTATCGAAAAGGTAGCGGAGGCAATTGTTGCCAAAATGTACGCTTCGAAAACTATCAGGGAAAAGATTCTTGATACATATAAAAAGGAGGTATCTAAGTGAAATTAGTAGAGCAGAGATTTGATATTCTTACGCCGATTAGCGTTGGCGGTATTGATGAGCTCCAGAGAATTGAAAAGGCGGGAAGAACCTGCTACAAGTCAGAAGACAAGATTACTGACGATGGGGAATCTGCTAAGAAGTTTGTAAAGATGCTTATCGACAAACACCATGAAGCGATGCTTGAACACTCCAGTCTTACCGTCGAATTTACTTGCAGCCGTGGAGTTTCTCATGAGCTTGTGAGACATCGTTTGTTTAGCTTCGCGCAGGAATCGACCAGGTATTGCAATTACAGTAAGGGAAAGTTTGGTGGGAGTTGCACTTATATTATTCCGCCTGAACTTGTTGGAGCTAAAGAAACAGATCCAGGATTTATTGCGTGGAAAGGAGCGCTTCAGAGAGCAGAAGACTACTATTTCGAGCTTCTTGGATACGGATGGAAGCCTGAGGAAGCGCGTGACGTATTACCTAACGCTTTAAAGACCGAGATTGTTGTGACTGGTAATTACAGGGAGTGGAGACATTTCTTACAGCTTCGTTGCGACAAAGCAGCGCATCCACATATTAGAGAGTTAGCGCAGAACTTAGCAATGACTTTAAAGATCTGTATCCCTGTTGTGTTCGATGATATTTGGGTACCAGTGGAGCATACAAACGTTGATATGTGGAGCTCTGTTGGATCAGATGGTGTGAAAAGGATGTGGGATTCATGAATAAGAATGCATGGGAACGTGTCAAAGCTACTGGAACTTTAGCTTGGCGGTATTCTTATGGTGAAAGTGAAAATAAAATTATCTGCGAAGAAATTTACATTATTTTTAGAGATGGCGAAAACTATGTAAGAGCATGGTCAAAAGAAAAACAAGTACCGTACTTTGTTTATGCCGAGGAAAAAGTACCTCATGGCGGTGCGGTATGGCTTAAAGAAAAGAATGACAGTCTGGCTGCTGATCTTTTAATCGAATATTTCAAAAATACGATTAAAGCATTACAATCAGAAATACGTTATTTGACTGATAAAATAGACAACCTTACCGATTGGAAGGATCAAACGGATGAAGGTCTTTAATTTTGATGATATTGTTGTAGACTGTGAACTTTGTAAGAAGGAGATAAGATTACCAGTTAACACTGCATATATTCAAGTCGGTAATAGTTGTGTAAATTTTTCGTGCATATGCCCTGAATGCACGAAGAAATTAACTGATGGGATAAACGATCTTATTAACTCACTATCAAAGGAGAAGTTTTATGAGAAAAGAACGTTGGAAGGATATTACAACTAGAGGTATACCAGCGTGGAGATACTCTTACAATAAAAACACCCTTATCCGCGAAGAAGTATATGTTGTTGTAAATAACAATGAATTTAGCGACGTAGTAAATGCCTGGTCCAAAGAAACTAAGAAGAAATACACCGTCTCAGCAAACGAACAAGAAGTTTATAACGGTATGGTGTGGCTTAAAGAAAAGAACGTTGTGTTAGCCGCTGATCTGTTGATGGAATACTATCAAAATAAACTTAAAGAAAAGAAACTGGAAGCAGAGAGACTTCTCGACAAGATAGTCGCCATTAATGACTGGTCAAATGGTGTTAAATCATGAGACGAATTTACATGATTAAGTGGAATAAAGGATGCACCAAGGAACAATACTTAAAATTACGCGGTTTAGTAGTGTGGTTCACAAGAGTTCCAGGAACGAGTAATAATGAGAGAAGATTTAAAGGAGAGAAGCCTTTCAGATTCAGAGTTATGAAGGACGTCGAGAGGATTTATAAAAGGAGATAGTCAAAATGAATAATCCATATTGCGTAGATTGTGCACATGAAAGTACATGTAAATATGCATACAAACTTGATCAACTGGAGAAAAACTTCGGATACTTCTTAAGCTTCATCTGTAAGTATAGGGAGAAGAAAACAGAGGAACCTAAGAAGGAAGTAAAACCCTACAAGATGAAAGATATTTACGAGGGGATGTCGGTTTCAAAATTTGGAGCAGAATAATGGAGACAAAATATATACTGATTGAGTTTGTTCATCCAGGTATTAGGGCAAAGGATCACCTTTACAGTATTAATGAAGCTGTTGAAAAAGCTAGTGCTAATCTTAAACAGCGCTGTGGAATCGTCATTAAACCTCCAAGGTTATCTGGCAATATGGTATATGTTCCCGTTATTATTCCGGATGGGATAGAGTTTTCATATAATCGGTTACGAGGTATAAGTGCATATTTACTAAAACATCACAAGAATACCTATATGAAATACCGTGTCGGTACGCGGTTATTCTTATATAGATTTTATGAACCGGAGGTTGAAAATAAAGAAACAATTATATCATCTCTGCATAAAGCTAGATGTCTGGATTACTTGGCTGAATTTACAAATTTACTAAGAAGAAGCGATAAAGAAGCCATTGATAAAGTAACTAGAATAGTTGATATATTGGAGGAGACTTAGATGGAAGATAAAGATGTAAAGTGCTATTTATGCAATGAAAAGATCTATGGCACTTATGATACTAGAATTTTGATTTTGTCTAAGCATAAACATAAAATATGCAGCTATTGTGCCGCAAGACTTAAAGAGAAACCTTTTATGCGTTGTTCTTCTTATAATTATGATAATGCGGTTTTTAATGGAGAATGCGAATGATGAGAAGCTTTCATGAACAATACAAACTGACGCTTACACATAGATATGTTTACGAAGACGGATCTGTAAGCAATATCAACGAACCAGTGGTTATAAGATGCTTTGTATCCGATAACCAAAACGTTGACCGCGAACAAATTCTTAACGAAATGATCGATAAGCTTAAAGAGTTTGTTAACGCAGGAGATTTTCTTAAGTTGCGAATTGGAGAGGATTATGTCAAATTATGAAAACTCAGCGTATTCTGATTTAATTAAGCAGTGGAATGACGAACAAAATGAATCCAGTTTTAAACAGTTGGCTGCGTTAAGAAAACAGATGGAGTCCACAGGCGCTCTTAAAGAAGGTGAATGGGTTAGATTCCTTGCTATTTTAACGATGGAGAATTTGAAAAAATGACAATTGAACACTACTACTGCGACTCTTGTAAAAAAGAAATCAAAAGATTTAATGAAATAAACAAAGTTAAGATAACACTTAACACGATGGACGTGAATCTTGACCTATGTGATGATTGTTATGAGAAAGCCTGGAACTTTTTAAAGAAAGACCTTAATTATGATATTTAAAGGTTATGTGGTGCCCTTCGGCTATATGGGATTAGTCGAGGGGCATTATATTTTGTTTGCTACTGAAAACGAATACGTCGAGTATATACGAGACGGAGAGTTTGCTACTGAAAACGAATACGTCGAATACGTTAGGGCACTGTATGGAGGGAACTGATGGACGAGCTGCTTAACAGTACTAATCCGGGGACATTATATTACTACGATAAACCTACAGGAACGTACAAGAAAATTGGAGAAGGGATAACTATCGATTTACCTGTGGACGAAACTTATCCTGCAGATAGATTAGCGGACAGAGAGGATGTTGATAATGGAAATATTAATAAAACTTAAAACCGATTGCCCGTATCTAACAGCAGAGGACGTTAAGGAAGATCTTTTAATGTCCGAGGATCAGATCGGGTGGAATTATGACTATAAGGTGGTTTCAATAGAAGTTGAAAACGAAACTAATCTCGAAAAACATCTCCGTGGAAAGACATCTGAAGAGCAGTACGAATTTTTGTATTGGCTTATGCATGTGTTTGGAAGAGGATATGCCAGCAGTGATCAGGCCATAATTGACTGGATTAGGGGTGATATTAAGGAGGAACCTAATGGCTAAAGGATTTCAAAGCTACTACGATGTTACTTTTTGGATCGGAAGAGGAGAATTCGGGCAGTGCCTTAGATGCGGTCATGAAGGATCATATTCCAATATTTGGAGCGGCATTAAGCTTGGAGGAGAAAAGTTCTGCCCTGCTTGCGGAAGAAGGATATTTTTTCCACTAGAAGATAAGAGCATTATTAACTGCATAGACGTTACGTTAAAAGAGGAGGATAGTGATGGCTAACAATTCGCTCGCTGGAGGGTATAAGGATGGCTTCCCTATTGTTTCAAGTATTATATGCGGAAGAATAGAATGCAAAGCATGGGCTAACGAAAATTTCGTTTATATTCCAATGTACGATAGCAACATTGGAGCATTTTACTTTGAAGTCGATAAGAAGCTCTTTTCTAATACATGTGAGGAGGAAATATGAAGTACGATCCTAAAAAGAAATTGTTTTACTACGACGCCCGTTCAGAAGAGTATAAAGAGACTAAATATCCAGCACTTCATACTATAGTCTATCAGTACGATGATGATTTGAAAGATTTTGAAATAGTTCTTATGAATGAGGAAGAGAAAGTGGACAACGAAGATATGTATAACAAGTCATGCCACGTATTTTACTTCGATTACAAGACAGAGGAATATAAGGTTGCAGAGGCTAATAAAGATTACAAAAAACTCTACAGATATGATGATGACTTAGAGCAGTTCGTTGAAATTAAGAAACCGGACCTGTGGTATTATAAAGCTCTTTCCGCAACTAAGAAACATACAGAAAAGGAAGAAGAGAAAGCGGATAACGTAAACCACCCGAAGCACTATGAGGGATCCTGCTCTATCGAGTGCATTGACGCTATGAGATTTGCTCTCGGAGATGAGGGACTTGCGTTCTTCTGTGCTGGGAATGCATTCAAGTACCTTTGGCGGTACAAATTTAAGAATGGGCAGGAAGATTTAGATAAAGCTAAATGGTATATGGATAAATTGTCTGAACTTTCATACGACAACGATTATAATAGAGACACGGACAAGGTCATAATGAAATTATTCGAAAAAGTTAAACGCTTATATCTAACTGTTACCGGTAAAGAAGAGAATGCAGCGTTTGAAGATGAGGAGGACAAAGACGATGAATGACGTTATGGTAAACAGTGTTATTCAAAACCTCTGCGATAAATTTAACGTTGCTGCATCCGAGTTAGTGCCAAAAATGCAGGCGTATCAGATGGCAATGACGAAACTTGGGATGTGGATTAGTGGAGCGTTTATGGTGCTGTTTCTGATAGCTCTCATTGCCTATATCGCTCATCTTAATTATAAAAGAGACCACTCTGATTTTGTCTGCAGCGATGAGTATCAATTTGCGGTTTTTATTTATGTAATCGTTAATATTGCACCGGTCATTATATGTATAGTTAACGCAGTTGAGTACGTCGGCTGGAAGTATGCTCCTGAGATTAAGTCTATGGAGTACGTCATGAACATGATTAAATAGTGAGGTTAGCATGGAGAAAATATTCTGTGATAGATGCGGGAAAATCATAAACCCGAACGAAGAGGCTGAAAAATATATGATAAACGATATGCCGTTCCATAGAATTACGAAAATTACATATGATGAACACTATAAGAGGAAAAAAGTACATATCGATTTATGCTATAGTTGTCAGAGTGAATTGACTTATTTCTTATATAGTAAGATGAAAAACCCATCAAAAGTTATTTTACAGCAATAGAAGGAGGTGTTTAGTTGGTATGAAAATTGAAAAAGCCATACAAATTCTTGATCATGCTCTTAAAAATGGGTACGAATACCTGCATACTGAAGCTGGTGATATGGCGGTTAGATCTGCGATAGAGGCTCTTAGCAGGCAGGTAGCAAAGAAACCGGATGAGGTATTTATTGAAAACGGAGATCAGTCGCAGACCATTGATATTTGTCCGACATGTGGTAGCACTGAGATTTACGAAGAATACGAATTTACGTACTGCCCTGTATGCGGACAGAAGATAGATTGGAGTGAAGAGGAATCTTAATATGGGTAAACTTACTGAAAGATCCGAACTTTTAATTACTCTTTTTAAAAAAGAAAAAGAAATGATGGATCAACTGAAGGATGATTACAATAATTTTTATAAAAAAGGTGAATTCAAAACCATAAAAGACCACTACCAAAGGATGATGATTGGTAAAGTCTGCAATCTTCTTGTAAAAATGAAGAAAAATGGTGCCACAGCTGAAGATATTAATCTGATGGAAAGGCTTTTATTTGTTGTAATTAATGCTAAAAAGTACAGTCTAGACATTAGAAAGGCCAAGAAAGAGCTTCGTCTTAGTGAACTGGGAAGGAAATATGATGTTGATCACAATTATATTTAAAGCATTAATAACCGCTATTGTGCTGTTTTTAACTTTTAACATAGGAAGGTGCTCTGCAACGCATGATATTTATGATGTAAGAATAGGAAAACGCGATAAAATGCCGGATGATATCATACGATGGGTAAAATGCTGGGATGAAAAGCGTATTAAATAATATTATATCCGCGTAGAAAAAACAAATCCTATAATAGAAACCGAAAATTTGTTTTTGTGAAAGGAGAAAACACCATGAAAGCAAGAAATGTTTTAGCTATTGGACTTGGCATTGTGGGAGGGATTATCTTTGGTGGCTTAAGTGGGGCCGCTAAGGTAATCCAAGACGACGCCTGGGCCGATCTGAAGGACAGTGCGATGAAGTGGAAAGAAGAGCGCGAAAACAAAAAGGAGGAGGAAGACGAGGATGCTTAACGGCTCCTCGTATTTTTTTCAGCTCTTATAATGCAAACCGTTGGTTTAATTTAAAGGAGGACTGATATGTGTATTAAAGATTTTACAATTGGTTTTGTGTTGGGAGCATTAGGAGCTGTTGCCGGTGCTATCGTCGGTTACAAAGTGGCTAAAGAAGAATTTGGTAACCTTGACGACCGACTTGACGGCATCGAGCATTATGCTTCTGATGCGGCAAACAGTTCAAGTTTAACGTATTATTGGACCCTTGGAAAGAAACCAAAGATGCAGGAAGAGGACGCTTAACAGCGTCTTTTTCTTTTGTTCTCGAACTAAGTGAGAGGGCCGTTGAGTGCAACGAAACAAAACGAAGCTAAAACCATTTATATTTCTAACAAGTGAAAGGAGATTGCATTTAACTATGAGAATTCTGCCGACTAAAGACGAAGTTAACACGATTTGTATGCTTGTTTCCATTGGTATCTGGGTTAGGATCGGCTGGGATATGGCTGAAGGGACCGGAACTGCTATCAGGGATTATATTTTAAGACCTGCCAGTAGGAAAATCGTTGATACTTTTAACTCGTAATTAATACAAACCGTATAATGCAAACTGTTGATATTTCAAAGGAGGAGAATTATGGAGAACAAGATGAATGGTTTCACAACGTTCGCAGTAAGGCACCCGTTTATTACGATGTTAATGTTCGGTAAAGCCTGCGAGTCTTTGGTTACGATTGTTCGTGGCCACAGGCCTGCGGGTGTGTATAACTTCAACACCAGTGGAACGGAGACTGAGGAAGAAGAGCAGAAGGAGGAACCTGAAGTTGAGATCGCTCCGGACGAGATGGTCGAAACAGAAAGCGAGGAGGAGGCTTAACAAAGCCTCTTCTTTTTGCTTTCGAATGAAATGAGAATGCCGTTGAGTGAAACGAAACGCTTTCGAACGTAACGAAACAAACTTAAAAGAGCCTAGAAAGGGGAAAACATGTTTAAAAGCATTGGAAAGAAATTAAGCGTTGCTACTGCCAAAGTTGGAATGAAGATCGTAAAGCACTCTCCCGAGATTCTCTTTGGTCTCGGTGTAGTTGGATTCGTTGGAACCGTCGTGTATGCTACTGTGAAGGCCGGTCCTGCTGTAAATAAAGTGCTTGGCGAGCATAATGATAAGCATGACGACCTTGATATTATGCATGATGAAGGTGAAATTGACGATACAGAGCTTAAAAAGGAAGTAAGAAAGCTTTACGCTAATACTTTCTTCCGTACCGTTAAGGTAACTGCTCCGGTTGTTGCGATGGGTCTAGTGTCTATCGGATGCTTTGGCGGTGCGCAGTTTATTGTAGTCCGTCGCCTTGGTGCCATGACTACTGAGTATGTGCTCTTACAGAAGACTTTCGACACCTACAGAAGTAACGTGAGAGCTGATGGAGGTGACACGCTTGATGAAAGATATATGTATGGTCCTGAGAAAAGAGAGATGACCGCTCCTGTTCTTGATGAAGACGGGAATTTGACTGAGGAAACCAGAGAAGTCACCCAGATCAGGAGTATTCCAGAAAACTCTTATATTTGGGACCACAAATCTCCTACGTTTACCGGCATTGACAGCATGGATGACTATTATGTTGAGTGTAAGGAGAAGATGCTGCAGCATGAGTTCGAGAGAAAGGGTGTCTTAACGAGAGCAGATTTCCTTGATGCATTTAAGTTAAAAGATGATCTTGATAAATCGAGAAAGTCTGGTAACGCGATTATGTTTGGTAGAGTCTGGAGCGATAAGGAAGGCGCTGATAACACGATTAGGATTACCAGATACAGGATCCCTGACTATGAAAGTGGGTTCGGCAGATCAAGTAAGGTTGTACTCAGCTGGAATGAAGAGATGATTTATAACGCAATTTAAATAAAGGAGGGCTAAGATGGTCGAAGCTATTCTTACTGTTTGGTTACTGTCGTTAGTATGGATATTTGCGACGATTGGACTGATTGTATTTTTAGCTCCGATCATCGTACTCTTTGGATTCTTTTGGTTACTGTTTAAATTAACGGAGAAGAATAAATGAAGGTAATAGTTTATGTTGGAGCCGGTCTTCTGGCTGGCTCCTTAGCTGGATATTTTACCGGGTGTGTCTTACAGAAAAAGAAAGACGACAAGGAAAATGAGGCTAAATTTAAAGAGTATTATGAGACCTTCGAGAAGATGCAGAAGGAGATTGACGAACTAAAAAACCACATTGAAGACAGTGATATTTCAAGTCTGGATGGGAAAGAGTCGGCCACCGTCATAGAATCGCGTATAAGGCCCCTAGAAGCCTCTAGAACGGACGATAAGGATTACAGGCATAACTATACCGCCTATTCGGAAAACGGCGTTACAGAGGATCCTATGATGATTATGCGGCAAGTGTCTAGTATCACTGAACCTGAGGAAAGAGAACTGGAGAGTCTGCACCCTGTTGACTCAGACGAGGATGAGAAGGAGACCGATAGATATTTAGATGGTCTTAGAGACTCGGAAGATCACGCTTTAAAAAGGCAGGAGAAACCTAGAATCATTAAAGCTTCTGACTTTGGTAATGACGGAACATTAGAGCAGAAGACACTCTACTATTATCAGGACAATGATATTCTCCTTAATGAAGATGAGGAAGAGATCTTTGATGGAGATAAACTTAGCGATACAAACTGGGTTGTTGGAGATTGTCTTGATAAATTTGATTTCCGTACAAATGACGAAGACGTAATCTATGTGAGAAACTATAGGCTTGGATTTGACTACGAGATCATCAAGGTTAGGGACGCGTATACGCCTGCTGAATAATGATATTTCTGGCGCGGAGAGGAGGTGATATGAATGGACGTTAGCGTCTACAATGAGTATTATTTTTATCTTCTTGAAAGGGTTGGACTGTATGAAAAAGAGATTCGTGCGTACAGTTTTCTATTCAGGGAGTTATTCAAAACAGAGTTTAAATGGAGTCTTGACAGAGACGAAAACAGAGCTGCTGATGGGGAAGAATTGAGGAGACAGTTTGAGGAAGATACCGGTGGTGTTACCGATGACTACGATCCTTGCAACATGCTTGAGATGCTTGTCGCTCTATCACTACGCTGCGAGAATGATATCATGGGAACGCAGGGTGAGGACAATACCCGTCAGTGGTTCTGGGATATGCTCGATAACATGGGACTCGATTATTATGATAACAGTCGATGGAATCCTACGGCCGTACAGAGAATTCTTAATAATGTTATATTTAGAAGGTACGACTGGAATGGAAATGGCGGAATGTTTCCTTTAAAGAATCCTCCTGGAGACCAGCGTCGTGTTGAAATTTGGTATCAGATGGGATCTTGGCTGTCTGAAAACTACGATCTGGTTGGGTAAAAACACGATTTCCCGGTTTTTTATACCCTTTTTTATTATTTTGCATTTTGAAAAAAAATAAAAATAAATATAATAAAAAGGACCGGAAATACCGTGATTATCGTGTTAGAAAGGAAAAGAAATGTGAAATGGACTTTTTAAGGGTAAAAAACGTCCCGGTAAATCGTACGGAAATTAACGTTGTCCCGGATTTTATTATCGGGAAGTCAAAAGACCTTATGATACGCGGAAATAATTTTTATGCAGTCTGGGATGAAGAGAATAAAGTTTGGTCTAAGGATGAAAATCGCTGTACATTTTTAATTGACAACGAGATTAGAAATGAGACTGAAAAACTGGAGA